CGCGAGCCCGTCGTTTCGTGAGAGTTTTGTTCCTCTTCACGACATGGTTGAGTCGTTTAAGACGCTCCCGACCGGCACGAAGATTCGGGTCACGATGGAGGTTGTCAAGTGAAAACGCAAGCATGGGACGTAGACCTAGTGGTTCCGTCAAGCTACCACAATGGACCGATACGAACAGTTCGGCTTCCGCATGCTACGATAAAGGCACCGTTGGTTCGAGTCAGTGGAGAAAAAGACTATTACCGAATCGACACGGTGTTCTTTGATGTCAGCATGAAGCGCGCCGAAGTGATGGACTCGCTCATCAATCACGACGGATATCCGTCAAACATCCTAGTGTGGAAAGCTCGCTAAGGAACGCATATGTATCCGCTCGACAAGATTCTACTCTGTACCGCCTGTGAAATCGCGGTCTATGGGTGGATGTCTGCTTCCAAGAGCCGAGAACGCGCTGTTTGGTCAACCGCGCATTGGGTGCAACACATGTTGGACCTGACGCAGGTCGGCATTGAACATCGTGCGAACCTTCTCGCCGAGGCGAAGGTGCAGGGAATCGACTTGTTCGATCCGAAATACAAAGAGGAAGTCGAAAAGGCAATCGAGTGGGCAAAAACAAGTAGCCCGGCAATGGTCGGAATTGGTTCAACGACAATGGTGGAGCCTACTGAGTATCAACTAGTTATCGCGGCAATCGCAATTGCGGGAAGGGTGCACACCGCACGTGAGGTAGCGACGGCATGCAGCATCCTCGCTGCCTATAGAAGCACCCGCGCTCACCATCTGCCAGCCGATAAAAGTGAATGGGTTGGTGTTCCTACCGATCCCATCACACTGAAAGTGGTAGTCAAACTTATCAGTAACGTATCGGCAGGCCCATCGAGGTGGACCGTGGTGGCGCGTCGTGAGCCGGGCAGCATGATCAAAGGCACCGTTGTCGGAACGACGGATCGGGTGTGTTGGTTCGACGGCCAGTTGCCCACTCTGTTTCTAGTGGACGAGACGGTCACCATCAAGGGAACCGTGAAACGCCACGAGACATTCCGCGGCATCAAGGAAACCCGATTGACCAAGGTGGTCAGACTATGAAATGCGGCCAGAGTGTTTGGGTCAAGCATACTAACGAGCTTGTGATGATAGTGGCAATCGACAAGCGCAATGGTGGCGACTTGACCGTGGAAACGATCAGCGGTCATCAGTTCTGGATTAGCCCCGATAAAGTGATTGAACAGATGCCGCACGGGGAGGTTGACCATGCATGATGCACGATTCATCAAGCAAATCCAAGAAGCATTGGATGCGCCGTGCAACTGCGGTGGCATGCACGCGAAGGCGGAGTTTATGGGTAAACGGGTGTGCAGTCTCCGTGGATGTCCCAACCTTGCCAGCACACTTGCGAGAGCAATCGAACGTGGTGCGGGTCTGAGTGAGGATGAGTGGGAACCGCCTGTGCGGCCGAGTGACATTCATCGCAATGCACTTGAAGTTCTTACGGGGGTTGACAATGCTGCCGCAATCGGTTAGTATTAAGGGACCGTATCCGCCTGTTCTTGCAGAACTCAGTGGTCAGCTCTATGCAATCTCTGGGCGTTCGTGGGTTGCTGTTCCGCGAGGCACGGTCCTTACTGACGTGGTGTGGACACCGCCAGTCAGGCGCAAGCCCCAACCGCTCGAGTCGTATACTCGGAAGGTTCGGAGCTCGAAGGGCTCTGATACCTACACGGTCACTGTCCGTACGGACGGACACCATACTTGCACGTGTCACGGCTACATCTACCGCCGGCAGTGCCGTCACATCGACGAGTTCAAGAAGGAACTGAGGGTGAGGTAGATATGCCATATCGTATTTTGAAGGGGCAACAAGTGTTCCTTCAACGTGGAAACAAAGTCACGGGTAGGCTCTATGGTTCATTGGATGCTGTTGTGATGCAACGCACCATCGATCTTCCCAAAGAGCGCCTGTTGGCTTCTCCCCTTAGTGAGCATCACAAAGAAGGAATTCCATCATCGAATCGTGTGAACCTCCCGTGGAAGTTTGACGTGAATGGACTATGGACCAAGGGTTCAATGGCCAGTGAAGTTCATTACTTGTATGCCGGAGAGGTTCATGTCGTCGAGGCGAATACCGACAAATCAGTCAAGACGGCTCTGATTCACGGTTCCAAATCCAATGTGTATACGGTCACACTTAATGAATACAATGTTCCTATATCATGTTCGTGTCCCGCACATCGGTTTCGTCGGCAAGAGTGTAAGCATATGACTGCGGCCGCGAACGGCAGAACGCACACATAAGAAGGAAATATGACACAAGATGAAATGATACAACTCATTCACGCAGGCGCCATGCGGTTGATGGCAGCAGGTGCGTCTCGGGCCGAAGCTATCAAGCTCAGTGTCAGTACTTTGGGAGATGTAACGTCAGAAGTTGAAAAACTTTTTCAACTGGCACCGTCTGATGAAGCTGACATCGATCTTCCATTCTAAGAACGAAACTACTTATAGGAGATAGAGGAATATGACCAAACCCACGGTCTGCATTATCCACGGGTCTGAGGTTGATCCTTGGCTTGACGGCATCGACTTTCAGGCACGGATCACGGGCGAGTCAGTAGTAATAAAAGTGGCACCCCAACACGCCAAGAAATTCAAGTCTTACAACCAAGACATGTGGCTCCAATGGGTGCGTCAATACGTCAAGGACACTTACAACGGAGACGCTGCTTATGAAAAACGATCTGTTCCGCAGGCTCCAAATGAGTAGCCCGCATCTTGCAAAAGAGATAGCGCAAGACCCCGACTCGATGCATCAACTGACCGAAATGGAAGCTGAACGCATCGCAGTAGAGATTAGTCAGCTACTTCAAGAAGAAATCAAAGGGCTCACCATTGAGCAGCAAAATGACCGAAGATAAGTTTATCTATACGGTTACGGTCTTTAACGACTCTGATCCAGATCAACCGTATTATACCCGCACGCCCGGCGTTTTCACAAGTCTTGAGCGTGCCGTTCAAGCTGTCAAACACAATGATATGGACCTTGCCGAGCGAGGATACAATCTTTACGCAGTAGTCGAAAGGGTGACGCTGGATATGTTGTATCCTGAAACTGAACAAACAATACGAGATCGTTGGTGGTTCAAGTGGAATGCTGAATTGGAAACGTATGTTGAAATGCCCGTTCCTGCTATGTACGCTCGTGCATTTGGGTTTGGAATTGGCTAAAATAACGAGGTTATAATGGAACTCTTCATTCTCGCCATCGCAATAGGAGCATTGTTTACCACGCTGGTCGCAATACTGGTGCTTCTCACGCTTGTATTCTTTCTTTACAAGTCCATAAGTTCGACGGAAGTGCTAGTAAAGATCATGGCGGCTCGTGGTATCTTTGTGGAACGTCTGCTCACCGCAATTTTCCAAACGATCACCTCGGAGGGCGCGCCCGGTCCACAGGACGCCTCAATCATTGGCGCAACGGGCATCATTCAGAAGGAAGGTAAATTTGTCACCGAAGATGGCCGACATGTAGCTGACACATTTGAAGAACTGATGCATAAAATCTCACAAGACCCACGGTATCGCGTCGCGAAGGAAGAGGACATCGACAAGTTGCGTCAAGCATTCGAAAAAAATATCAAAGACGATGACGACGAGAATGACGATGACGATGATATACCGGACCTCCCTGGCGATGAGTGGAAGAAAGAGAAGTAATATGCTTGACGCACGCATTCTCGCCCAGGAATTCTACGACGCATTGGAAAGTGCAGATCGTTCACTTGCGGGAAATCTCGGACTCAATTTCGACAAAGATGTGAACACGCAACAGAAACAAGTGGAACGCATAACGATGGCCACGGCATTTGCCAATGTGCTCTTCAAAGCACTCACACATTATACAGTCGTAGTTATCCCCGCCCACCAGCCAAACTCTGCCATTACCGGCGTTGCTTCCGGTCCTGGCGCTCATGCACATAGCAGTAATCAGCCCCCGATTACACATAAAAATGGTAAGCTCATTTAATGTCAATCTCAAACGACTCAAACGAATTCGATTTCATATCCAAAACGATTCAAGAACAATTGGATAGGCGGGGTTCTGTAGTGTCGGTTCCTAATGCGCCCCCGCTCCCAGCAGCTTGTCCTCCTGCAGCACCATATCGTCACGAGGTAGAAGTGATCGCTCGCATAGAAGAATTGACGCATCATCTTGCCGCGCTGGGATATGATCTAGGTGCGAGAAAACCATTTTCCAAGCGATATATCGTTCCGCAGGGTGCAGAGATATTGGTACCAATCAAGTGCTCTATCCCACGGCCGTGGCCACGGATCATGCTCACTCGATCTGAATGTTCCATGATTCGCACGACTAAGAAAGTGATTTACGATGTAGCAGATGTTCTCTATGATCCAACCGCTCCCGCGAGCGAAATGATAGAATTCGGCCGGTATCTTTTCAGTGAGGAGTATTACGTATTTCAACTTCCCTCTATCCAAGCAGCAAGAGATGTTCCATTCATTCTCGTTCTACCAGAGCATGTGTATGTACAAGATTACTTAGCATATTTGGACGAATTTTGTCGCGCACTAAACCCTATCCCAAGCAATCAAATTCTATGACTGGAAAAACATTCAAAGACCTGAATCCTAAACAAATTGAGGCGCTCGCTCGCAAGAATCGACAGGCATCGCTTGATAACATGAGTGAGGAAATGAAAAAGCGCGGCATGACGCGAGGAAAGAAAACAGATCATGCATATGTGGATCGTTCCAAAGACTCGCTCATTGTTGACGCGGATCATCGGTCGATCTTCAAGGAAATGAAAAAGCCGCCTTATCAGGATTAAGACAAATGAAACTCTTGATCACGGGCGATAGAGAGTGGAACGATTATCAGTCCGTCATTGATGCTTTACTTGACGTATTGAAAGAGTTCGAAATCGATCCTTCAAAAATCACTATCATCCATGGCGCCGCCCGTGGCGCCGATTGCATGGCAGCTGAAGTGGCTGAGAGAATTGGAATGGTAGTAAAGCCGTATCCCGCGCATTGGCGGCATACTGAACAGTGTCCAAAGAGCTGTAAGGAAATGGTTGGTAGGCCCGCAGGCGTCATTCGTAATCAAAAAATGTTGAATGAGAACCCGGATATCGACTTGGCTCTTTTCTTTCATCATGACTTGACCAACAGCAAGGGAACGCGGGATATGGTAAACCGGCTCAAGAAGGCTGGAATTCCAACCCGAGACGCTAGCAACGGTCTAAAAGTAGAATAGTATTTTACGAATTTCACGATTTTCGGATACCTACTACATATTAACAAGCAGGTTCGCATGCGAAATAAGAAAAGCATCTGTGTTACATTGGGCCCACAGATAGATATGTTGTGCCTACATTCTTTTCTTACAAAGAAAAAGTAGCAAAAAGAAAAGCTGCTCATGTCTATTCCAAGCTTCAGTAGACTTCAAGAATTATTACGATTGGTTCCCAAAGGCGAATGGCACCTACAAGACGGAATCAACTTAATCGATCCTGACGGTCATCACTTCACCCTCACATCATCCGATTCTTCCGTTCTGAAAGAACGGCTCTACGCCGAGCTGTTCTTAGAGATCATTTTGTGCGTGACCGAAATGTTCCAAGAAATCGAATATCAACGCAAGCGTCTCGACGGTACGTTTAAGGAGTTGCGACACATGCGAGAACGTTCACGAATACGTCAGGTAGAAGGCGTCGCGATGGCATTACATATCATCCAGAAAATTGAACCAGAAGGGCCGACTGCCCGAGATGCATTGGCAACGGCCGTAACCGAACTTAAGGAATTAATTAATGGCATTCAAACTGATAAACGTGACGCCAAAAATTTCGTGGATTGATTTTAACTCAGAAATCGAAATGGGAAAAATGTTTTGCCGGTTTCAAGAATATTATGAAAGCCCTCGGTTTGTCGGTCAAGTGTTTAGCATTCGTCAGTATGCTGCATGGTATCGCAAGACCTATGGTGCGTTCACCTACTATCGAGATTGGGAGGGGTATAACATTCCTGCACGCATTATGGTACCATTCGCAGCGGGGCGATTCAATCCACTCACCAAGAGTGAACGCACATTGCTTCAGGTAACCAATCATGTTCCTTATGAAGGATATCTCGTTGCAACAGTCAATGGGAATCTTCGCACACTGAAGCATGAATTGGCACATGCATTATTCGGGACAGAGCACGATTACGAAGCCGAAGTACTATCCATTTTGGGAAAGTGTCCATTACTTCCCATCTTTCAGATTTTAGAGAAATACGCATACGGAGCAGTGACATGGGTAGATGAAGCACATGCGTATTTACTTGAATCCCCCAATTTACTTGCACAATGGGGACTGAACATCATGCCCTACAAAAAAGCTGTGAGAGACTTACAAAAAGTCTTTGATGCATGGACGCCCCGCCCTCAAACAGCAGGATTAGACCCGTGGACACTACAATGAAATTTCCAAATCATGTTATTGCTATGTTTAATGACCGGTTGGGGTTTGACCTTGAGCGTTCGGCCATCATGGCCTGCCGGCGCGGGTCGCGGGTGTATGGAACGGCCACGAGCGTCAGCGATGATGACTTTTTTGTCGTGGTCATTCCGCCGATTGAGAAGTTGCTCGGACTGAGCACGTTCGATAACTGGACGTTTCAGGATGACGCCGTAGACGTAGTGGTCTACTCACTTCGCAAGTATGTTGGGCTACTCCTCAAAAACAACCCTAGCGTACTGGAAACGTTGTGGTATCGGGATGAGGATTATGATCCAGAGCTGACGACGCCTGCGTTTACGCAACTTAAGAACAACCGTGATATTTTTTCGTCTCTTCGGGCGTACCATTCGTTCTCGGGTTACGCCTACGACCAGTTGCGACGCATGACGCTCAACGTGACCAGTGGGTACATGGGCGAGAAGCGCCGCAAGCTCGTCACGCAGTTCGGGTACGACACGAAGAACGCGTCTCACCTACTCCGCCTGTATCGCATGGGTACGGAGTTCGTGGAGACCGGTGTGATGGCCGTGCTCAGACCTGACGCAGACGAGTTGCTCGCCGTCAAGCAGGGCAAGTGGACGCTTGAGCAGGTCAAGGCCGAGGCAGAACGTCTCCGAGCTCGTATGGAATCGGCCAAGGAACGATCACCACTTCCTGCGGAACCGAATACTCAAAAAGCAGAAGGGATCATGCTGCACTTGCTCCGCGCCGCACTGGTAGATATATAAACACTTTCTACTATTGTGTCATGTATGAAGTTAGACGAGCAAAATACCGCTTGACAACTTCTCAACAAAGTAGTATACTTATAGTGTGAGGCCGGCGCAGGCAACCGCAATCTCAACGTAGAGAAGGGTATGAGCAAGACATTGAAGGATCGGCCGCTCCCCCGCAAAGAACGGGATGAGCAACAGGCCGATAAGACTGTGAAGAAGAGTCGTCCAACACGATCTACAATTCGAAGGGTCATTCACACATTGGAAGTGGATGAACTGGACGAACTCAATTTCGACACCTTCGAGAAGATGTAATGGGTTGGGCACTTTCTAGTCAGGGCTACTCGCAAATTATCTTCGCCGGGCGCGTCTTAGAACCGCCTCAAACATGAATAAATATCGGAGAGCTTTTGACTTTACGGTGCCCGGCCCGCCCAATGCAGTTCTTATGGTTGGATTTTTTCTAACTGGCCATTGGGAGATGGGTTTGTGGACCATGATTTGTTTTTGGATGTTTTGGAAAGAAGTAGAGTGGTAATTTCTCTCTCCGTAGGCTAACTGGACAAACTGCAAGGCTTCTATCCTTGATTTGTGAGTTCGAATCTCGCCGGGGAGACTTGGGAGCTCGCCATGAAATTGAAACTCAATCAAGACGATGTGTTCAGGTATCTCGAATCCTTGAGAAAAAGCGGCGTCACGAATATGTGGGGCGCCGTTCCCTATCTTGAACGAGACATGGAATGTTCCCACGAAGAAGCATCGCATTGGCTTCTCACATGGATCAAGTCCTTCGAAGAGAAGTAAGCGCATGTGATGTTGAGTTAAGCCTAGTAGGTTGACACTCTCTGGTAGTGACGACCGAGCCGCAAATGTGGATGAGTCCAGAGAAACTCAGCGCTCCACTGCCAACATCACTGTACGCCCGCTTGGTGTAGTGGTCAAACATGTCTGGTTTACATCCAGAAGACCGGGGGTTCGAATCCCTCAGCGGGTATGTTCTTTGAAAATTGGGGGGAATCGGGTACCGCAGTTGAGTTTTGGCAGCTCACAAATGCTTGCTCTGTAGCGGGAGGATAAACGACGCCAATATTACAATTGAGATTAGTTAATGTATTAGTTGATATAATGAAGTAGTACTTGAAGGTAGCATTCGTAGGGCAGGACGTGGTGAGCATAACCACGGAGCTAACAAGACAAAACTGGTTGTATCTGTGTATGCAGTTAGCGTGGTACAGTCCGAGGATGATGATCCTTGGCCAATAGTGAGTGGCGAACGTTCCTGTTGAGTAGAGTTGACTACTTTTACTTGACATACGTAGGATTGACAGCGATAGAGTGATAATTTGGTGGGTGTGCTACCGGCACCTTACTCAAGGAGAATGAGTTAGTCCCTCTGACTCCGATGTTATCACGAATCCTTATAGCCTTTGCCGACCTTGAATCGGACAACTTTCTGTAACACTCCCCTCAATCTGGTCACAGTGGCGGAACGGCTTACGCGCTAGTCTCAAGAACTAGTATCTTCGGATATGAGGGTTCGAATCCCTCCTGTGACACTTCATGTGGGCCGACAAAACGGCAGTCCGTCGCACGATCACGAATCCGGCGGTTGGTTAACAAACCAAGACTTCGTGGAGCTTGTACCAGCCTCAGCGGACGGTGACTGATAGTGGAGAACAAAGGCGAATCCACTCGGCTTATATGCCCTCGTAGCCCAACTGGCAGGAGGCAAATGACTTAAGATCATTTCAGTGTGGGTTCGAATCCCACCGGGGGTATTTTTCAAAGGTTGTACGTGTGAATGTAATACAACAATTTCCGCATTGTGATCCACGAGTTCTTCACGCTCCAGGCGAATGCAAGTATTGTGACGATCATCCTGAGTGGCAAGAGCTGCGTCAAGCCTGGAACATAGCATTTACGGGCCACGAACCTGAAGGCCCGAACGGGAAAGATGAACTTCCCGATCCAGCAGAGTGGTATCGCCCACTTGAAACAATTAATGCATGGGACGGTAATCGTCCTAGGCAATAGGTTTTCTAATTGGAGTCTATATGGCAAAGCAAGATATTTGGAACATGACGTTTAAGGTGTTTAAGGTGAATGGAGACGAATACCCGAAGGGCATGGAGCAGATTCGAGAGTTTCGTGAAAACATTCCCGGTTTGATCAAGCGCGGCGCTGAACAGCTTGCAGAACGATTCGATTTCGCATATGTGGAGATCACCGCGAAGTCCGTCAACACCGGCGAAACGTTTAACTTTGTCCATAAGACGGATGAAGGCTTCCGGGATGAATGGACAGTAGGTCGTCAATAAGAAACATGTATCACTGTAAGTACTGTTTAGAAATATTTCAAACCGTTGCTAGTTTGGGTGGTCACTCTAGAGGATGTCAATCCAAATGTAACTCTTCTCAGGTTGATGTGAATGTAGAAGGGAATCCGTTTTTGTTCGACGACAGGATACTGAAATCCTATCTTATCCGTAAGAACGGAGAGAAGTGCATGAAGTGTAAGTGGGCAGAAAGAAATCCAATTACTGAGAAGGTTCCTATTGAGTTGAATCATCGTGATGGACATTCTGAAAACAAAAATTTGGACAACCTTGAATTGATCTGTCCCAACTGTCACTCCTTGACACCAACATATAAAAAACTGAATGCAGGAAATGGTAGGCATGCACGGCGCCAACGATATAAAGCAGGTAAATCATATTAGGCCATCGTGTCCCAGCGGCAACGGAGCTGAGCTTGTACCTCAGTATACGCGGGTTCGAGTCCCGCCGATGGCTCTGTACCAAAGTCTATATCCCACAACAGAACGAGGAAACCATGTCTACTGAACTATCTCTCCGCACGCTCGCCAAAGTTGTGCGCAAGCTCGACGCGCAAGTCAAAGAGGTGCGTCAGCAACTTCGCACGAAGATGTACATCGCGATTAACGTTCATGATCCTGTGGACGTGTCTACAAACCGTTTGACCGTAAACCGTCAAGAAGCGCTCGAACTCATCGATAAGATTCGTACGCTAACCACGGTTCGCGGAACGGTTCGTACACTGCTTGGTTCGGTGAACGAAACGGCTGGCGTCAACGCACTGGTCACCGAACAGCGGTCGCTTGAGGCGCAGTATGAACAACTGAAGGCTGCTACGGATGTCGCATTGGCATCTGAACGGCTGACGCAGGAGCAGCTCGACGCACGCATCATGGCTGCTCGCACTGCAACAGCACCACACGACATCTACGGTCGGGTGAACGTCGCCTCAGCAGACCTCACAGTGTCGGCGCTCACCGACGAGCAGATCAAAGCGCTCGAGCTGGAGCAACGTGTCCTTCGAAAGAGGATCGACCAACTACAGGATCGGCTCGAACGCATCAACACGTCGGTCACGCGTGAACTACCAAGTAGTCTCGCCGCAGCCCTCGTAGCAGCAGACGTAATCTAAACATTCGTCTGTAGTGATAGGCAGTACCGACCACTCTCCTCGTTCGAGTGGCACGGGCTACCGACAAGTAGAAGGTAGGCGACAATTATTTCGATATGACTTGAAACCATATTGTACACGGATCGCTGGTTGATAAACCCACCCCAATATTTACGAATGCTTCGGCATATGATAATTGATGGTATGTGGGTGTGAAACTAGCCTGTGATACTGTGATGATTGTCAGGTGATTGTTGATCCGTCGAATTATTTTCTTCTTCACTACAGACAAACTTTATTCCCGTGTCGCTACAACATAGTGTAGCTGGACCACAACGTAAAAGCTGATCGGTACCGCCTGTATCGGCGAACGGCAGAGAGCGAGCGGTACAGTACCTCTGCGTGGTGTATTGGTGTTGGCGCGAGTCATCACCGGAACTGATCTTAATGGTCAGACGGGAAATGGTGGGAAATTGGTGGTAGCACTGTGGCACAAGTGGGTAAGGCTTTAGCGTTTAGGCTAGAGGCAGCACAAAAGGCGACCTGAAGGTGCCAACTAAAGGGAAGCCGCTGCTAGATGGAGAGGTGCCGGAGTGGGGAATCCGGCCTACCACCAGCCCAATTTTATCAATTCTATTAGGAGGCACAATGGGTGCAAAGAAAGTGAAGTTTCCAAAACAACTGTATGTACGCCGGGACACTGGTATCGACGACGACGAAGAGGTTTACTTTTTAACCGATGTCGAGATGCCGGAAGTCGAGGTGACGGAAGACTGTGCAGTTTACGAGTTGGTGAGTGTCGGTAAGGTGCAGGTCACTCGCACGTTTATCGAAGCATAGTAATTGACGGTAGCGGTGTGGATGGACACACTGAAAGGTAGCCACGCAAAGTATTCGAGAACGGCGCAAAGCGTGGTGGGGTCAAGACTGACAGCCGGGACCGACCGGTAGTTGTCTGAGAGGCAACGAGCCCCGAGCGACTACGACTCTGGACATTCGGGATTGGGAAGGTATAGCCTCGCCGTGGAGGCGATGTCGCGAAAGGTCAGCATAGTTGAACGACGATTCAACCTACCGTCACTCGCGGCTCTGGTGTAGCGATGCACACTTTACTATCCAGTAAAGAAGATTCGGTTTAACTCCGTGAGGGCCGCTTTTATGAAATCAGAAACAGCACTAAAACAAGTCGGTATGGGTTGGTGGCCGATTGTCCGCAAGTACTTTGATGCGGTCAAACTTCTTCAGCAAGCAACGGACTATGAGATTGAAGTTACCGAGGTTGGTCACCGAATCGGTATGTTAAGCGTTAAAGCATTGACGGGTGATCCGCTGATGCAAGACATACTGGACCGCCTCGCATGGACATTCGAACGCAGTTCTTCGAAGGTCTGTGAAGTATGTGGTGAGAAGGGATACCGGCGCAAGTCGCTTCCTGATTGTCCGAATCGTTGTCGCAAGCATTTCGTTGAACTTGTCAATGAACGAGATGTCCAAGGCACGCTCCAGACTATTTAATAGTATGAGAACATACAAGCAATTGCTTACCGAGGGTAGTGTGATTACCAAACTCGGCAGTGAAATTCCAGGGCTGACTATTGACGCGCTCGACGATTGGCTTGTGCTGGCCTTTGATAGTGATGGTAACGATTGGTTCGTCAGTACAGAAATGTGGCCCGAGTGGGGAGATGAAGAAGACATGGCAAAGATGGAACGCCAAGTCATGACACGAGCACAGCACCGCAAGAATACAATTCGCTGGTCTAGATTCGTAGACTAGAGCAGTTATTTTCAGCAAAAGAGGGTATATGTTTTTCGATACCATAGCAATGTCCGAAGGCATCAAAATCGTTGAAGAGCATCTTGGTCCGCAGGGTCGGATGTTCCGCTTTGACGATCCGCAGTACGAAACCGTGGGTCTTTACACCCACATCCTTGGCAAGTTCTGGTATGGAGCGCTCAGCATTACTGAAGAACGAAGCAAGCTCCAGAAGATCGCTGAGGCATTGAAGGAAACGCTGTACGTTGTTCCTGATACGATGGCGAATGACATTCGGTCATTCCCCGAACAGGCACTTCTCGAAGTTCAGCCGTAATGTAACCCCTAGATATGGGAAGGCTAAAATGTCGTACAAAGCTGACGATTATTACAGAGATTTGCCGGGCTATGGGGGAACCTCTTGGGAAAGTTGGTTTGCTTGGCATCCAGTACAAGTAAAACGCCCCAACAATAGTTGGCAATGGGTGTGGTTGAAACGAATTGAACGTAGAGTAGTTCTAGACAATGATCCGTGGAGTATAGTTTGGGGGTTTCGTCTATTAGGGGATTCAATTGACTATCATCCTCAAGAGTTACTGTGAGGCTGCCAGATCAGCAAAGGCCGTGGCTTTAATGCCGAATGGACATTTGGAAATAATATCCGTGCGTAGCTCAATGGTTAGAGCAGTGCTCTTATAAGGCAAAGGTTGGAGGTTCAAGTCCTCCCGTGCGGACTTCATTTAATTGGGCTCTATCCGCCCGGAGAATGTATGTTAAAAGAAGAAGATGTAGTAATGCAAGTGCGGCAATGGGTTGAACGAGATTTGGGTCGGTATTCAGATTCTCAAAAGATTTTTCACAGTCTAGAAGATCGTGTACAGCGCGGCCGCTTGTGTCTTTGGACTAGCAAAAATCGTTATAGCATTTCGTTCACGCCTGGCTATCTTGGTTGTATAGCGGTTAGCCGCCGCTGGCGAGCAGGAGAAGATTGGCACCGTGGCAATGATCTAGCAGATGGTCCATTCAACGAAGAAACGTGGTTACAAATTTTGAAGGATATTCTTTCTTACGAATTGGAGTTGCCGGTACAACCGCGGTCTGCTGACCCGCGGTGGATCACGACCTATGAACGGGGCTTGCCGACATCGCCCGCATCGGTAGACGAGGAAATGGTTGCACGAGTGATTAATGAAGCCGATCAATTGCCCCCAGGCTCCCGCCATCAGACGTTGGACCACATTCGTCGCCGATTGAACTTGCCCCCGTACGGGGCTACAACTGCGAGCTAACGCGTTTAGCTCGTTACTCACTACTTATAGCAACACCGTAACAGGAGTCATCTACATGTTTCAGCTTAACCGAGAACCAAATAACCAGCCCGTAAATCCAGAGCCGAAGGCCGCGGATATGATGTGGGGTGCGATTTTGAGTTAAGCCGATGCAGCAGTTTTGGTGACCTTGAAATCCTCTCCCACCGAACGGAACGAGAGGATTTCTTTTTGTATCCCCTTGGGCTATAACGACTTAAGACCCCTTGACACTTTACGAAATAGTAGGTATATTTAAGTATCCTTAGATTCACGCTTATGGTTGGCGCCCGTTTGAAACGATTTGAAAGGAGATCGTTGAGGGCGCCAACTCTAGTCTCTCCGGTGTAGCTCAAATGGCATGAGCAGTGAGCTGTTAACTCACGCGATGCAGGTTCAAGCCCTGTCACCGGATTAGGGAAGGGAAAGCATGGCCCAATTGAGCCAGTCGGGTGGCACCCGGCAAGTGAGTCTCGCCAACTCTGATTAGTTTTCACTTCCCGAGTATTTTGGAGTGGAAGTCGAAAGTATCCGATTACGCTAGAGGCAAACTCTAGGAGCCCCAAGTTTGGGCGCACATGTACCAAGGGTGGCGATGGTGCCTCGCACGTACCGTGAGAAGGGTTCGATTCCCTTTGCGTCCATAGACAATATCGAGCATGCTCGACGGGACGCCGTAGCAACGCACTACGGTCCGCGTTTTGGGCACCCATGTCCCAAGGGTGGCGATTGACGCTGGCAGCGTCGATGCGGTCGGTTCGATTCCGATGGTGTCCATTAGGACCCAAGCTGGTTACTAAGAGCCCAGCTGCTCGCCGCGCGACATGAAGAGGGAGAGTGCACGCCCCGGTATTCTAGACGCGGTAAACGTCAGAGATAGACTGTTTCGGACGGAGTGTGGGGTGCAAGCCCTCGATTGGGTCACCACGTTCGGTTAGCTCAGTCCGGTTAAGAGCGCCTGTTTCACATGCAGGATGCGGGGGTTCAAATCCCCCACCGAACACTTTTCACTCGTGATGAAACGGTTATCATGGCTGGCTGTTAACCAGCTCTTCCCGGTTCGAATCCGGGCGAGTGAGTTTGACTGATCGGCAAAGGTTGAACCACCTTTGCACGTGCTTCTTGGAAGTTGTCGGTTCAACAATGGAAAAGAAGTGGGATAGTCGTCTAGTGGACAGGACGGCCGGGTTCGCACCAGTAACGTTGGGTTCGACTCCCACCCATCGGTCAGTCATTCAACGAAGTACCGCGCGAGGCGACGTGCGACATCGGCAGGCGGAAAGCAAGTCGAAAGACCACTGCACCCCATAGCCTCTCCATGCACGGATGGAGACTTGTCGCGCGGTACCATTTAAGTTGTGAGGTTATGTGAAACTGATCTTTCTTGATGTTGACGGCGTGCTCAATCACGACCATACTCCGGGATGGAAACTTCCCGATGGGTCGCTGACGTGTTGGGTGTTGGATACGGATTGTTGCTTTCAGCTCAACCGTATTCTACACATAACCGGAGCAAAGATCGTTCTTTCCAGTACGTGGCGACTTTCTGATGAGGGCCGTGCGCACCTAAACAAAGTCATTGCAAGTGGTTCCATAATTGGAAAAACGGTTGTAAAGTCACTCTCACTAGACACGCCTCGTCGTGTGGAGATTCTTGATTGGCTCCAAAGGGAATGGCCGTTGACCTTTGGGTGGAACGACCAAAAGATAGAAAAAATTGCGGTCATCGATGATGAAGAAGATGCGGATTTAGAAGATGGATCATTCTTCCAGACCAGTTTTGAACATGGGGGATTGACCGCAGAGATCGCTGATAGGATCATTCAGCATCTTAATAGCTAGGTGTTAAGGAGTCCGGTTTACCTTACCTGCTTTGGAAGCAGGGTCACGCTGGTTCGAATCCAGCCACCTAGACTGAAAATTCAGTGGCGTGCACTAACGGATAGGTCACTATAAAATATGACTCCGCCTGGTACCGGGTTGCACGATATGCCTCCGTAGCTCAATTGGTTTAGAGCACTCGCCTTTTAAGCGATAGGTTGTGAGTTCAAGTCTCACCGGGGGTACTAAAGAAAGGTTGTACTATGAAAATGTATGCAGTGTTGCGATCCGACATCTTTATGGATGCTGGAAAAGCCGCAGCGCAAGCCGGACACGCGTTCGTTCATACGACCTTGGAAGCACAACGCATTGGCCCGGAACGACTGACGCTGTATCATCCGAACGGTTCGATGGGAACGCGGATCGTTTTGAAGGCGTCACTTCGGCAAATTCGCCGGCTCGAACAAAAATTTCGGGCGTTTGGCCTTCCGTACTACGTGGTGGTGGATGAAGGTCATGTGTTTCCGCCCGACTTCACCGGCAAGAAGATCGTGACCGCCATCGGTGTTGGTCCGCTCATGAGTGAAGAGTCAGACAAGTTGCTCAGCACGTTTGAACTCTTCAAAGTGAATCGCCGTCGGTATAAGAAGTAGAAAGGAAAAATATGAGCGATTCTACTGATCGCACCGTGTTGTTCAATACAGTTGTGGAAGAGATCGAGTTTCTCACCAATTGTATTGTGCAGTGTCTACAAGACTCACTCGGCCGTGATCTTATCAGTTTGATGCAGAGGCGCATTCAGGAGTTGGCGGCAATAGTAGAAAAGACGCAATAACGAGCGGTAAAGGAGCCCGGCTTCCCTTGCTGCGTTCGGATCGCAGAATACGTGGGTTCAAATCCCACCCGCTCGACTAGAGAAATCAATATGGATAAGAAAACAGAATGTTCTTGTGAGTGTCACTTAGGCGCCAAGATCAGCCATTGGCAGTTTGTGATGAATGGAACGTATGAACCTAGCAAATGTGCTTGCACGATCCCCGGCAACCCGAACTTTGTTGCCGAAGAGATTCGCAAGACGTGGAAGTAATCGGGAAGTAGCGTAGCCTGGCCAGCGCGTCTGCCTTGGGAGCAGGAGATCGTGGGTTCAAATCCCACCTTCCCGACTGGATGCATAAAAACTGATGGCGAGTTGAAGTGGGGCGATGGGACAGGAGTAGCGAGCTAGGCTGCAAGTGAAACTGTGTACCGCGGGGCGAGAGTCTCAAACGTGCGGACCATTACACGACGCCCTTGCTAGAGGCATTCTAGAAAGCCTCAAGGCCAGTTGTTCGGTCGCAAGGGGACTCAATCTACACGCCGATAAAGAACGTATGGGGTGCGGCTCCGTACGGGAAATAAAACCCATTTCAGTGCATCCTTCACATCATGGTTAGTGTGAGGATCAATACAACGAGGCGTTAATGGAAAGTCTACCTGCTCACGCCTACAAGCCGAAGCAATTCGGTGGAGCTCACATAGGGGTAAATGCGGGGGGAGATGGTGGTTCGAGTCTACCCCGTTTCTTTCGAGGAACGGTCGTCTAACTGGAAGGACACTCCCTTACTGGAACCATCGTTCAATGGTTTAGGATACCTGCTCGTCACGTAGGGGATTGGGGTTCAATTCCCCGTGGTTCCGTAGTAAAACTTGGGGAAGCGTTCTGGCGAGCGCCTGATTTTCTTCGGAGGATGAACTGACATCCTTCCCCGCCAAGTTGGGTCGTTGGGCCAAAGGCCGGCCGCCTCCCTGTCACGGAGGACACCAGAGGGGTTCGATTCCCCTACGACCCGTGTAGAAAATCACGCTTTTAGACAAGGGTTCGACTACTTATTTAGTAGGAGGATTTGTCAATGAAGTGTGAAAAATGTGGTATAGAGATTTCAGCACCTTGTGGAAAATATAGTAGTGGTCGATTTTGTTCTCGGTCATGTGCTAATAGTAGAACGTGGTCTGCGCGCCATAAGAGTAGACTATCCAGCCGAATGGCAGGTTATAAAGTGGGGGGAGCAATCTACCACAAAACATCTAATCCAGTTGTATCCAAAATATGCCCAACTTGCAATGTAGAGTTTATGGTTTTGTATTGGAAACGTCATAGGAAATATTGTTCGGATGCATGCGCCCGAAAACGTCCGGGCCAAGGCGGATACAGGCCCAACTCTACTAGAAAGATTCGAAGTTTCTACAAAGGGTCTTGGATGGATTGCGGTGCAGAAAGAACGTTTGCCGAGCTGATGGATTTGCATGGAATACGGTGGGAGAAGAATACTACGAAGTTTTTTCCATACCGAGACAAATATGGAAAGTCAAGGAAGTATTGGCCCGATTTTTACCTACCAGAACACGATTATTGGGTTGAGATTAAAGGAAAGTTCTATCTCAATGAAAATGACCCATTGAAATTGAAGGCGGTTGGGTCTAATATTGAGATGCAAATGTCTAATAAAATACGTATACCAGCATGTTTGGCCCCATCGTCTACGTTTGGCTAGGATGCCACTCTTTCAAGGTGGAGAACGGGGATCGACACCCCGCGGGGCTATATCGGGCAGTCGTCTAAGGAGTGAGGACTCCGGCCATGAGAGCCGGCTATAATGGGCCATCACCATTCCGCCCGACTTGTTATGGGAGTTAAGGGTCCGTCAAATGGCAACATGTGGGTTCGAGTCCTGCAAGCCCTGAACAGTCTGACGGCTGGACTCCCGCCATCTTGGTTCTATCTAGCATCGTGGAAAGCGACGGTCGCCTACGGAGTAGCCTGTCCAATGTTCCCACAGGAATGGACAGAGAATCTCCGACAGTGGGCCACCATCGGTGCTGTGGGGAAGTACAAAATACCACGCTCCTAGGTAGAACCTAATGACGGTCGTAAGGCCGTAACTCTAGTGGTGAAGGTATTTCGTTCGGTACCTTCCGATAAGTTCGCACGCGCGGTGTGGGGCCACATCCTCGGCTCATTCGTCTATCGGTTCAGGACATCAGATTCTCAATCTGAAAAGAGGGGTTCAATTCCCCTATGGGCTATTACGAAAGGTTCAATTGTGTTCGTGTTCATAGATGTCGATGGAACGCTCATCGACCAAAACGATAACCCGCGACCGCATGTTATCGAGCTACTTCAACGGCTCTATGCCGCAGGGTATCAGATCATTATATGGTCCGCCGGCGGAGCTCAATACGCTGAATGCAAGATCAACATGGTTTCGACTCATTTGACGTATGCACTTAATGCACAAGTCAATCTCGATCAGTATGTTTTCGGATATGCAGACAAGTCAGAACCGCCGGTGATACAAGAGTCGCCGAAGTTTTATATCGATGACATGGAGGCGCTGGTTGCACATGTTCAGAAGAGTGGACATGGAGCATTTGTGGTTCCGTTCTACGATGCAACGCTGGACTCACACAAGAATGACAACTGGTTATTGAGAGCCTTGAAGGCTGTGGAGAAGTTTCATCATGAAAACCCTCATTGACGATGTAATCAAGGCGATGATTCAGAATCGCCGCCGTTATGGCAAACCTTGGATCAAGGTGCGATTGGATCGGATTGAAAAGTTGCTTCCATCGGGAACGGATACGCCGACGTTTCTGGCGGCTTTTCTACAAGACCCTCGCATCAAGCTTGGGCAGAAAGCTGATGATACTATTGACCAGTTGATTCCGGCCGTGTCCCTTCACTTTGACGAGTTTACACGTAAGCCCGTCAGGATTTGAAAATACCGACATAGCATTACAAATAGATTCTATGGCGGGACTTGACAACTTCCAAGATTAGCAGTAAATTACTGCGTTGCCTTTAATGGGGGCTTAGTTAAATGGGATAACTCTTCCTTTGCACGGAAGGATCAAGGGTTCGACTCCCTTAGTCTCCATCCCACTGTGGGAGAAGGTTTCATAATTTTGGAGGTTATTGTATGTTTGAACAAGTAGAAAATACGAATCGCAGAGCCATGCTCCGCGAGATTCGTGATAGTTTAGTATCTAGAACGTTGCGTCGTTCGTCATATGGCATCACTGCTGACGACATTCACACCCTCTTGGATCAGCGTGACTACCGTGGTAATCGGCTGAGCGTCATCCAGACGGTTTTGCAGAATGGTCCGTTTGGGATCGACCGCACCGCTTCATCGAAGCGTCCCGAAGCTAAGGCGCGCCGAATTTGCGTGTGGACATACCGCCCGCAGAACTAAGCACGAAACACATTGTCGCTCCACCCGGGGCGGCAATTCAGCCCCGTCGTCTAGTGGACTAGGACGCTGGCCTTTCAAGCCGGAAACAGGAGTTCAATTCTCCTTGGGGCTATAGTTTCGTGAGGGAGATATGAATCGAATACTCAAAAGTAAACGGTGGATTCAAGATCGTAGCACTGCCAAACTAGCAATACTAGAATTGAAGAAAGACTGGCAGCCCCTTTTGGGGTTAGGTCATTGGCAGATCAAGACAACGTTTTGGCGTGAGGCAAATGTAGCAACCTGTTGGGCTGACCCTAAGTATTTCAAGGCCGAACTTAACTTCTACATTCTCAATATATTTGACGAAATTACGTGCGACTTTGATGTTGAAGAACTCGTTGTTCATGAACTTTGTCACTGTGTAACATGGTCTCTTAATTCTATGACTGACCGCCTTATTCAGCACGTCGGCGATGATAGTGGCGAACTAGAACAGACGCGGGAAACGTGGGACGAGCAAATGGTTACGACAATGGGCCGAAGTTTAGTGATGGCAAAATATCGACTGACCTCTTTACCGAACGCCATGCTCGACCGTAAGTGGAATGACAAAGTTGACATCCGCAGACGGGTGTAATTTAGTTTTAGGGACTACTTATAGATGTAGACATAGCCGAAAGGCCGCAGTTTGAAGTATGACCTGCGTGATCAAAACTACTTCATTTGCCTTTGTGGTGGAATGGCAGACACGCCAGCCTTAGGAGCTGGTTCCGCAAGGAGTGAGGGTTCGAATCCCTCCAAGGGTATTGACAAATCGGCTGGCAATAAGCGCCTCATGATTCATTATAATGAAGGGGTATGGACGTAGAAACGCCGGCTTTCAGATTTGTCTTGCAGGAAACCCCGTTGAGCCGTGGGTCAAAACGGTATTTCAAAACTACGTCCATTTGCGTCTTTGGTGTTCAATGGTTAGCATGTGACTCTTCCAAAGTCATGGTACCAGTTCGAGTCTGGTAAGACGCTCTCCAGGCTGCTGTGTTTTCACCAAGAGGTATTCCTATGAAGAGAATTCTTGGTTTGGTTGTTGCGGCATTGTTGATGTCGAGTTGTATCCCGGCATCGCAATACGAAGTAGCATATGTGGAACCATACTATGCACCGGTGTCGGTGTCCGTGGTGTGGGTCTACACAAGTTGGGGTCGGGATTGGCACTACAGGCCGATGTATTACTACCGCGATATGTATTATCCGGTGTACTATTATCACGGGTATTACTATCCGCGGTACGATTACCCGGTACACCCAAGAGAAATTCATCGGGCAGCACCGCCGAATCGTTATGTGATTCGGCAGCACGATGCACCGCCAGCGGTTCAGCCACGAGAACGACCGCAGGAGCGACCGGCGCCACGCGCAGCACCGCGAGATCGTCGTCCGGCACCGCAAGCAACGCCTCAGCGGCCAGCCCCACGGCAGTCTCCGCCGGCACGACAAGCGCCGCCGTCAAGACGCCGAAATTAGTAGGTTACAAGCGAACATAATTCAGCCCGGTTAGAATGTCTGCTTGCCAAGCAGAATGTCGCGGGTTCAAATCCCGCTGTTCGCTCTATAGAAAGGTTGCCTCATGAACGATGAGATGTTCCGTGATCGAGAGTGGTCACGCAAGATACTTCGTGTTATCGTCAAGATGGCAACATTACCAAAAAGTCGCAAATTTATTCAACTGCTAGATCGAGAGGACCCGTATGACGCAAATCAAACGAAAACGACTCGTTAGTTTCCGTGTTTATACGGGTCGCAAGCATTAAGGTGATGCAGCGAGCTTTTAACTCGCAGAACAGGGTTCAATACCCTGGCGTCCCATCACTCTCGCCTCGCTAGCTCAACTGGTTTAGAGCAATCGCCTCTTAAGCGATAGGTTCAGGGTTCAAGTCCCTGGCGGGGTATTAGAGAATTCGCTCTTTTCTCCGCCGTTTTTATATTTAACAGAGAACGCTTCATATGAATCAATCTACAAAAACACGTATACGAGCGGCTGTAGTGGTTGTGTTACTACTTGCCGCTACAGGCACGTTGTTCGGTGAATGGATGGGTGCACGCAAGGCCAACACGGCACTTACGCAGCAGTTACAATCGCAGACCGATAGCACAGCCGTATACAAGCATTTGCTTGTTGTTGCATATACGCAGGCCGTGGCATGTGGCGATACAATAAAGACACTGCGGTCGCATCTTGGTACAACGCAGCGGGCCGCGCGCAAGACCCATGCATCGTTGGACACCGCATTGGTCACGCTTACGGCAACGCAAAAGCAGTTGGATAGTGTGCTAGTAATGGGTCCGATGGTTGTTCGCGATACGGTTATGGTTCTTGGGCCCGAACGATTTGTAAGGGATACGGTCATACTCTATGACACGGTGACCCATTTTGTCACGAAGTCTCGTTCGGTATTGGAACCAGAGTGGGGTAAGGGGTTATGGGCGACCGCCGGATTTGCAGCAGGGTTTGGTACGGGGTGGATTCTCGGAGAGAATTCTGCTACTTCAAGAGTTTACGTAGGTTATGAGCAATCGTCCTTTCGGCAATCAAGGTCTATGTTGAGCATTTTCACTTTGAGGTTCTAATGAATGTCCGAAGAGAAGAGTATTGGCACAGCGCTTGTTGAAGGTATTTTTGGTCTTTTAAAACAGTGGTGGTTTTGGCTCATTGTAATTGTGGGCGGCGGCTTATTGTGGGGACAGTTAGACCCCGACATGCTATCCAGTTTTGCAGACAAAGCCGTTCAAATTATCAAAGCAGTAAAGGGAGGATAATATGAAATTAGGGGCAGGGGCAGTGGTAGCATTAGTTGTTTATACGATGGCCCTCATTGCCACCACAGCATGTGAAAAATCAGCGACTGCGATTACAGAAGTGACATTTTGTCGTGATACGGTCACTGTCCATGACACGATAACTGTAACCGTGACCGATACGTTGGTGTGTAGATCGCATCGTGATCATCATGGCAATCTTGTTTGTGAAAAGAAAAAGAACGGCCACGATTGATAACGTATGTAATATCAACAACTTATTGGGGGTTGACAAAATAGGAAATATTAGGTATATTTAGTATACGCCTCCGAAGCTTATCCGGGAAAGCAATCGGCTCTTAACCGATAGTCTTGTGGGTTCGAATCCCACCGGTGGCATTATTGTGGTCTCGTATTTGGTGTCGGGATAGGATCGGATGTGGCTGCCGCCCTCCGTTTCTAAGAGGGTCGGCAGACCCCGCCACGTTATGAAATGGCTCGTACTCAATTCCTAGTCTGACGTACGGCCGTGATTATGACTAGGGCCTCACTCTTTCGGGCTTAAGAGCTACCTTCCCGTTCTGTAAGCGTAGCAGATAGAAAGAGAGACGGAACATTCGCAACGATACCCAAGCGGCTTAAGGGGTAGGTTTGCAAAACCTATATTCGTCAGTTCGAATCTGACTCGTTGCTTGGTTGGTGTTGAGCGATTGGCTTCGCTCTAGAGGAGCTCATAGCTTCATCCCTTTACCGATAAAGCCAATTGAGGTATTGGGAGACACACTTATTCCGCCGTGTCCCGACTGCCTTGCGTGATGAGCGCAATAGTCTATGAGGGTCGTAATGTCGGGAACACCAACCTTCACTGAAGTCAAAATACGCAGTTATGAATAAACGATCAGATCGAAATAGCGAAGCATCGAAGATACGACATAGAACGGAATGTCAATCGCACTACCAGAGAAATAAGCAATATTACCGAGAACGAAACAACCGAATTCGTCGTGCAAAACGACAGTGGTTAATTGAATATAAAGAGCAACGTGGTTGTCAAGATTGTGAAAAGAAGTACCGATATTATCAACTTGATTTCGATCATCGTGACCCTTCTCTCAAGGAGACAGAGGTAGGAAATCTAGTTAACTCTGGTTGGAAGCGGCTGAAAGATGAAGTGGTTAAATGTGATGTTGTGTGTGCTAACTGTCACCGCGAGCGAAGTTACAGTGCTCTATCGTCCAATGGCAAGGACACAAGTCTCTGAAACTTGAAATCTGCGTTCGAGTCGCAGTGGAGCAGTAATTGCGAATGTAGCCCAATTGGCAGGAGGCGTTAGGTCGAGGGCCTAAACAGTGTGGGTTCGAATCCCTCCGTTCGCATTAAGTTCCTATGGTGGAATGGGCATACACACTACGTTGAGAACGTAGGCCTTCGGGCATCCGGGTTCGACTCCCGGTAGGAACACTAGAAGTATAAACCTCAATCCAAGGAGCACGACCATGACAAGTATTTAGTCCCTAACCGGGAGGAAATGTCATGGCCGAGAAAGTCCATCGCGGGGGCAAGAAGAACCGCAAACATGGGCGTCAAGCTCGAAGCCTCTCTCACGCTCGATATTGGGCGGAACGACGATTGGAGAAGCACAAGGTTCGCAATCTCGTTCGTTGCAATGGTATGACTGAGCACGAGGCGTATGTGTATTGGATTTCGGTTCGCACCAAGCGAATCAAAACTCGCTAAGCGAGAGCTCTACTCGCAGAGGTAGAGAGTGGGTGGCTGGACGTTTACCGTCTGGCGTGACTCACGCAGGGCAGTGAGGCAACTATTGGTTGGTTGCACCTGACTGTAGATCAGGACCCTTAAGTGGGCGCGGAAGGTTCGATTCCTTCTACTGCCATATGTTCCAAACATATTGTTTTCGGAGCGTTCTTTAATATGTATTATTGGAGGAACGCTTATGAAATTATGTAAAAAATGTCTCTGTGAAAAGGACGAACTAGAGTTTAGAATTAGGAAACTTTATCATAGAAAAAATCGTTTATGGATGGACTCACAGTGTAAAGAGTGTCGTAGTAAGTATAGGCGTAAATGGTATATTGAACATCGACAGCAAGAAATAGATTCGGCTACAAAATATCGTAATTTGAGACAGCGATTTGTGTACGAACTACTCACCCATAAGCAGTGTGTTTTATGTGGAGAAAAAGATCGCATAGTTTTAGATTTTCACCATAAGAATAAAGAAGACAAAATAGATTCGGTGGCTAGACTGGCGGCATTCAATACTACTAAGGAAGATGTTTGGAAAGAGTCAATAGTTAGAGAGATGGAGAAGTGTGATGTATTATGTGCCAATTGTCATAAACGAGAAACTGCTAAGCAGCAAAGATGGATTGTAAGAAATGTTCCAGCCCAATAATTATTTCATAGGGTCGCAGCGAGCCTCGCCGAGAAAGTGTGAGTGCTGTGACCATCCAATCATCGTCGATCAACGAGCACCAGAGATATATGGTGGCGGGAGATTTTGTTCTGAATTGTGTGCTCGACTCAGGACCCCGGAGCGACACTTCAAGTGGCTCACCGAGAATCCTGAAGAATACAAGAAGTGGCAAGAATGGAAGAAGGAAGTTGAACGCACGCCAGATCGTAGCATACTGGGCGGCGAACGCATTTTCCCAATTTAGATTTTAGGAGAATCATATGGCACTAAGTAAGAAAGCGCAAGCGTTGATCGAAGATTTACTTGACAAGGCAGACTTATATAACAATACGGAAACGCCGGGTTCCGGTACAGAATTTTCACGAACAAAAACGAAGTTGAGTTCCTACATAGAAGAACTAGAACGCCAACAATCTTTGTCACGCCGGAAATAAGGGAAAAGTTTACCATCTAAGACTGAGTAGCTCAGCGGGTAGAGCGCGAGCCTGAAGAGCTCGGCGTCGGGGGTTCGAATCCCTCCTCAGTCATTGACGGGCGTGAATGTTCCAAGGGTGGCGACTGACACTTGCAATGTCGGTGGGGTGGGTTCGATTCCCATCGCGTCCATAATTGTTGAACCGGGGAGAAAGGAATGTCTGCTGAGTTGATTGCTCGTGTTGTGGCGTTGTCCACAGCGGCTGTGGTCGTATTGATCGCTGCTGGTCCACTCCGCTCGCTCTATCAGCGGATCGAAGAATGGACGTGGCAGCGGGACGAGCGAACGTGGGTAGCCCACGGGCTGATCCTATTGACCCTAGGATTTGATGTTATGATATTCGGTGGGTTACTTGCAACGTTTGGCACACTGGCTGAGTTGTTGGGACTCCTGACGGCCGCTTTCGTCACCGGCATGGGTGTGGGTTGGTACTGGCATAAGGAAAAGATGTTCACTGGTGAGCCGATGACCCTAGACAACAAGATGGATGCGTTGACTCCCTTTCTCGGCGGATTACTCGGCATCGCGCTGGGATTGATGCTTCAATAATCAGCGAAAATAACATGGTGATCATGGTGTAGTGGCTCTGCATTCAAGGCCGTGAACCTTGAGGTACCGGGTCGGAACCGGTTGGTCACCCTTGAATACGGGTATTGATAGTCTCCAAAACTATGTCATCGTAAAGAAGAAGCACGTCTTAGGTCCGAGGGCCAATAGGAAGGCCATCCGTCTCCAAAACGGACCATTCTTGTGGGTTCGACTCCCACCGGACCTGTTTTAATGAGGAATAGAAATGATCACATCATTAGCAAATTTGAGTGGTGAACCGATTGAATCAAGAAGTCGTAGGTTATCTGAACCAATAAAAGAGGTAAATTCAATGGGAGAATATGTTCTAGTAGGAAGTGGTGAAATTGCCGAAGTAATTGGACGGAATGAACGGGCAGGAACTCTGACTGTGGTTACACAGTCCGGTCGCCGATTCGCCGCTCCACAATCTCATTTCCGACCCTACGTGGCACCGTCGCCCGTCGCACCCGCAGTAGAAGAGGCACCGGTTGTAGAAGTACCAACAGAAATATCGGTTGAAGTAGAAACGCCGCCCGCAGAAGTGCCGGCAGAGTCGTCCGTCGCAGAAGCACCTGTAGAAGCGCCGGTCGCAGAAGTGGAAGTGGTGGAACCGATAAAGGCCGTCAAAAAGTCTACAAAGAAGGTAGCATCAAAAGTGGTTGATGAATAAGCAGATCAGAACTCTGTTGTTTTGGGTTGTGATCCCAACATTCCTTTTGATAGCCGCCTTATACATTATGACCTTGTTTCAGGCGGCTATTGCTTGTACAGAATAATGCTTCTCTAGTGTCAGCGGCTAGCACACAACTCCCGTAAAGTTGGAGGGCCGGTTCGAATCCGGCGAGAAGCTTGATAGATTGGTGGTGACATCGCTGAGTCCATACTCCTAGGACATGGTTTCCGGCCGAGATTGTTCTGCTACGCAGACTTTCGTACATCAATCTATCAGCATGGCGGTCAGCCCGACCGATTAGGGGACGGTTTCATAAGCCGTTTGTAGTGGGTTTGACTCCCACGGCCGCTACTAGTAGTCTTACCTCCGTAGTGTAATGGACAGCACAAAACGCTTCGAACGTTTTAGAACGGGTTCGAGTCCTGTCGGGGGTATTACTGGCCTATAGTGTAACGGATAGCACATCAGCCTTTGAAGCTGAGTGTCGGGGTTCGAATCCCTGTGGGCCAACTTTACAACCCTAGTGGTCTCTGGCACATTGAGCACGCCCTCGCCGGAGCATGCACGGAGACCACTATATTTTTGTCATCGTGGCGCAATTGGCAGACGCACTACGTTCAGACCGCAGTTGTTGAGGGTTCGACTCCCTCCGATGACATACGCCTCTATAGCTCAGAGGATTAGAGCATTCCGGTCCTAACGGAAGGGTCGCAGGTTCGAATCCTGCTAGGGGTATGACACGAGTGAGGATGTGGCAAACAGGACGGTCCCGAGGCAGTCGTAAATCGTTTGTATATTACACATAATGCAGACGGTAGAAGCCCGCGGTAAAATATCGGGAAGGTAGCTTGTGTCACTGGCCGCCGTAGCCCAACTGGCAGAGGCGTTCGCCTCAAGAGCGAAAGGTTGAGGGTTCGAATCCCTCGAGCGGTATATGAAACAAGTCATATTTCAAGCACGACGCAAAGACTTTCGAATCGACACATTTCGTTCTGGCGGCCCCGGCGGTCAGCATCAGAACAAATCGGATAGTGGCGTTCGCATCACCCATCTTGACACGGGATTGTTTGCTGAATGTCGTGAGACACGAAGTCAAGGACAGAATCGCAAGATCGCCTTTCGTCGTCTTGCAGATAAGATCGTCTCGCATGTCAAGGCTCAAGAACGGAAGGAGCACGTCATCTCTAATGAGTGCATCCGCACGTATCATGAGCCAGATAATCGAGTCAAGGATCATAAAAGCGGCTTCACGTCATCGTATTCTCAGATTATGGCCGACATTGGACCAATGATAGAGGCACGCCATCAGGCGTTGAAGTCGCATGATTAAGCAAGTCACTCTCGTTGAATATCTTACGCAGTGGGCAAGAGCACGTAATTGGAACGAATATGTTTATTCCCAATATGTTCCGCTGCACATTACCGATCTTCGCCTGATAAGTGAATCAAGTGGTCCAAGCACGTAAGAACATCTACAACGGAACAGGCAAGGGCATGACTCTAGAGGTTCCTGTAGGAATGATGGGTGCAATTGTGGACCGATATGTATGGGGTCCACACAAGTATATCATCGTGAAGTTTAGCAACGGAGTTGAGATGACGTTTGGCGACGCAACGCATCCGTTGATCAGTTATCGTGGGTTTGTAGAATCATTTATAGGGAGATAACACAATGGAATTTCTTGGAGGTTTGATAGCGCTAGCTCTATTGGCCGGTGGAATATTTGTTTTGGTTAAAACGCGAAAGAGCTCGTCCTCACGGCTCGGCATTGGTCGGCCTCGCAGCAATGGTGATGATTCGGATAAACCAGAAATTCCAACGGAGTAATAACTAGCAAAAGGTTATATGAGCACTCCAAAAATTTGTTTGGTCATTGACGTTGAAGCAACATGCTGGGAGCATGACGCTCAGGGCAATTTCACCGATCAGCAGAAGCGTGACTCCGAAATCATCGAGTTTGGTTTGACAGTTATCGAACTAGACAAGAAAACGATTGTTGAGTCGCGAGCTATTATCGTTCGACCTACTACGTCGGCGATTAGCCCGTTCTGTACGGCATTAACGACGCTCACGCCTGCGTATGTCGATGAACACGGCTATTCGTTTAGGAAGGCACTCGAACTTTTAGAGAAGCAATATCGATGTGACCGGAACATGTGGGCAAGCTGGGGCTGTTATGATCGAGACATCATCCTTCGGCAATGCCTTCGTGAGCAGGTAGCAAATCCGTTCAACAACAATCACTTGAATGTGAAGTCTCTGTTTTGTTGGAAGCACGGATTCAGTTGTGGTCTCGGCAAGGCGGTTGAACATCTTGGTATCCCGTTTGACGGAACCGCTCACCGCGGCATCGATGATAGCAAAAACATCGCTAAAGTGTTATTGACTCTCTAGTTATAGGCACTTGACAAATACGCAGTAAGGCAGTAGATTTAGTATCGATCTTTGACAACAGGTTTACGGGGCGGTTTGGCGCCCCGTCCCTTCGGGGAAAAGAACAGCACGTCGCAAGACGTGTAAAGCGGTGAGGCTTACCAACCCGCGCCGATTCCGGTCGGTTCATCCAAGCAAGCTCCGCCTTTGTGGCCGCGAGGCCACAGCTTCAGCACGCGAGTGTTGGAGATAGGCCGGAAGCGTAGTTAGGGGAAAAACTTCTATGTAACCGCCGTGAATGGCCCTTAAGGGTAACGGGAACGGCCGTAGGAGAAGATTGACAGGTGGTGCTGGACTCCCTATATACCCCTACGCGACGGTAGATTAGCAAGGAGTGTTATTGTTTGGTCCGAGTGTGGTATCACAAGGGCTCGATAGTATGATCATAGGGAAGGGTCAATTCCGCCGGTCCTCGCTGGACCACTAGCAAGCGGAGTTAATTGGCCTATGTCTCTTGAAGTCTGGATGAGTAGTGACAACGAAAGTCAGCAGTGAAGTGTGGCATTCTGATCTCCAAAAGAGATTGGCAACTACAGAGTCGGCACTTCACGGGTAAGTCGCTTATCTAGCTCAATGGTAGAGCACTAGTATGCTAAACTAATGGTTGTAGGTTCAACTCCTACGCTAAGCACCAAAAATGGAAAGACCGACTCGGTGACGGGAGGAAAAGAGGCTTAATCCTCTGGTCCTTCGGGACAACAGAGGCGGGAATCTCTCCCCAAGAGAGATGCACCGTTGATGTGAAAATGCACGTTTGGGTTAGCGCCCATTTACAGTCCGCAAGACTGACGGAATTCGAAACGTCGAGCGCGCCTGTCGCGACAGCGGAATCGCTACCGCTTTAACAAAAGCAGTCTTGGTGTCAGACCTCTCGTGGAGGGGTGGATACGTCGGGAACCTATGGTGGGGACACTGTAGGATAATCTGACAAAGGTGGCACTGGAAAAGGGTGTAGTCTCAGCCCTTCATATCTCCGTAGCTCAACTGGATAGAGCACGAGCCTACGAAGCTCGGGGTTGGGGGTTCGAATCCCTCCGGGGATACTGTAGTAGAGTGAAAAGGGCTGAAATAGAAGCTCCAATCGCCACGGTCCCCTCAACGGACGCCAGTAAAAGTTGGTGCAAATGCCCGATTGTGAAGCGACCGCTCGCCTGAGTTGAGAAGGTAATAAACGAGCGTCTACTCACAGTTGGCAATTGCTCGCTCATATATTGGCCTGACAAAAGTCCGCTCTACTGCTTGGAAGGTCGCCGGAGATGGTGTGCCGGGCTCGTTTGCTAAACGATGCATCCGAAAGGGTGTAAGAGTTCGAATCTCTTACCTTCCGTATGAAGCTAAGTGAATTGAGAGAAATCATTCAAGAAGAAGTCAGCAAACTTCTCGAAGATCGCGATTACAAAGACGAGTATCGGAAATTTCAGTCATCAAAGAAGATGAAGAAATACCGAGCAGAACTCAATCAGTATAATCGCAAAAGGGGAACCTATGGTAATGGCGACGGCAAAGATGCGTCGCATAAAGGCGGCAAGATTAGCGGCTTTGAAGCAGAGTCGAAGAATCGCGGCCGCCGAGAAAAGAGTAGAAAGAAGAAGTCGTAGTTTATCCGTTCGTAGCCAAACCCGGTGAAGGCACTGCTCTGATACAGCAGCATGTGGAGGTTCAAATCCTCCCGAACGGACTGGTGACCCGGCCATCGCAGTAACAAGACTAGTCCGTTGAGTCGGAATCGAAATCCTAGTTTATGTTATTGAGGAAGCTCGGGACATTCGTGAAGGGACGTAGGAGAAGTTGGGTGGACTATTGGCGTCGGCAAGCTCTGGTGGACGACCCTTAGAATGTTTCTACGCTTGGAATACAGCGTGGCCAGAGACATCCAACTTCGTTCGCACTACGAGTGAGAATGCAACGCAAACAGACTGAGGGCCCATCCTTTCGCCCTGTGAAGTCGGGTAGCGGCAGTCAGAAATGACCACGGTTTATTCGTGAGACAGATGATGGCTTAAAACAAAATTCCGGCTATGCGGTCGCCACTCAACGGAGGTTATATGTTTCTAGGGTTATTTATTGGTGTTTTTGGCACCTTGCTTGGCATTCGATTGTATCAATGGACGAACGCGTTTTTGATTCGACGCAGATGGGAATCGGCCGGCGAATATTGGACCGATCTTCTCAACCGCATTGAAGGCACCGTTCAATATTATCGCCAGCGCGGCCCCGATCCTGAGTTTGTTGCAGAAGTACGCAGAGACTTAGATGAGATGGGAGATATGAGAATTTCAGAACAGGAACAGTCCGAACGCCGTGAACGGATCGCAGGACTCGAGCGTGCCTATGGAGACGCAAAAATTCTTTGGAATCACGAACTATAAGATCGCTTAGCTCAGCCTGGTTCAGAGCGCTTGCTCGACACGCAAGAGGCCACTGGTCCGAATCCAGTAGCGATCATCAATCATCATAGGAAAGGTTATGACAGATAAGTTGGATGAAGCTATACTAGCATATGCGGCAGGGTTTTTGGATGGTGAAGGATGCTTTTATTCATCCAAAGATCGTTATTGTAAAGCAGCTGTTACTTGCACTAATTCACATCGGCCTACTATAGAGTGGCTCCATAAAATATTTGGTGGTCAATTTGCTTGTGAAAAACGACGACAAAAACATCATAAGCAGTTGTATAGATGGTCGGTGGCTGATAATGAAGCAGCAAAGGTTTGTCAAATTTTGGCTCCATTTCTAAAAGAGAAAGCGGAGCAAGCATTATTGATAATTGCAATTCAGCAAACTAAATCAAAGACTAACAGTGGTAAAGCTGGAATACCACTAGACATTATTGAACAGAGAAAGTGGTTAGCAAATAGATTGCAGGAGTTAAAACATGCATCGTGATCCAAATTGGTGGCATGTGTGGTATTTACAATTAGCAGCACATGTAGCTACTGCTTCAAAGGACCCCTCAACGAAAACTGGTGGGGTGATTGTCCGTCCTGACAAAACGATAGCATCGGTGGGATTCAATGGATTCCCACGCAAGATTGCGGACACACCCGAGTTTCTCAATAACCGGGATGAGAAGTATAAGCGAGTCATTCATAGTGAAATGAACGCAATCTTGAATGCACGAGAACGTCTAGACGGTTACACGCTCTACAATTGGCCGGGGCAAAGTTGTTCACGATGTGCTGTTCATGTCATCCAAGCGGGCATTTCAACGGTTGTATCGCCTGTGTTTGATCCGGCAAACTCATTCATGGCTCGTTGGATGGATGACATGCAGTTGGCAGAATCGTTGTACCGTGAAGCTGGTGTGACGCTGATTCATATTTAGGAAGTGACCGCAGCGAGCGTTTAGTCCCATCACGATTGGTGGGCGGATACGCTTCCGCAAGACAACGCTGTGGTTATGGAAGTGATCCGAGTGGTGAGGAACCTCACTGGAAATGAGGCACGGGCGAAAGCCCTTGCAGGTTCGAGTCCTGTCACTTCCGTTATAACTGAGGAACTGACATGCCTTACCCAAAAAAGCATCGCGGCCGCCGCAAGAAGGGCTCCGCAAAGCGTAGAGCTCAATGGAAGCGCCGCCACAAGAAATAACAGCGTATCACTCCGCTGGATAAAGTCAGAGTGATTGGTGCCGGGGAAGTGGAAAATTTTACCACGCCAGCCGTGCAGCACAGCACGCTAAATTTGTGATGGTAGCGGGGGAATATCGCGCTCGACGTGAAACTCGTCGTATACCGACGCGATTCAAAAATATCGGACTGGAAGTGATCCGGCTGGATGAGGGCCCAGTCTTGAAAACTGGTAACGGCTAATCACCGTTGGGGGTTCGAGTCCCTCCGCTTCCGTCTTGGCAGTTAGCGTTCATTAGAGGTTATCTTGAAAGGCTCAAGCCATGTTCGTAAAATATGAAAAGACATATCACGTCTTTCCAGTGACCAGCAAATACAACTTGGACAACACAACGTTCAAGCGACTGTTGGCCGGCGAAGTGGTTGTCGAAGAGAAGATGGATGGTTCCAATACTGGCATCATTCGTCACTCTAAGGGATTCTCACTCCAAAAGCGAAACTCGTTAGTTGGCCCATCTGTCCACGAGCAGTTTGACTACTTCTACAATTGGGCAAACACAGTCGCCTATGACCGCATCATGAGTGTCCCGGGGGGATATTTGATTTATGGTGAATTGCTATATGCCGTTCATCACATCGTCTATGACCGCCTTCCCGAGTACTTTCTCGTATTTGACATCCGGGATAATGGATCATGGTTGAATTACAACGAACGAGCAGAGTTTTGCCAGGAGCACGGCTTTCATATGGTTCCGCTCGTCGCCCGTGGAGCGTTCACCGCGGATGAGCTTCACAGTATCGTTCCGGTCAAGTCCGCTTATGGCGCTCTCGCCGAGGGTGTTGTGGTCAAGCGGTACGCAAAGCATGGATACTTTCGCGGGAAGATCGTGAAGCCTGGATTCATCAAGGTGCTTGAAGAAGATGATGAACATTGGTCACGCAAAGGAGTCAGAAGAAACGGATTAGCAATTGAACGGAAGTAACCCGGCTGGATTAGGAGCTTGCCTCGAAAGCAAGTATGACCGCAAGGTCTTGTGGGTTCGAGTCCCACTGCTTCCTCTGATGGACTCCGCTGCGACATGCATGTCGTAGGGAGAAAGTATGAAAACAAGAAAGGTAAATGTATTCGATCTCGATGATGGTGATCAAATCATCGTAAATGTAGGGGATGTTGCTGTCCGCGTAGCAATGGGATATAATGTAGGATCAGAGACAGCAACTATAGAAATTACTCGTCCAACAACTGACGGTCGCCGCTTAAGGACGACCGTCAAAGATGTAAAGGGGAATGGGCAGACTACCACATATCATGACGAAGCAGCAGCATCCGTTTGTATTGAACCGTGTTGCCCTGTTAGTTTGCACCCCGAAAAAGTTAGTCAAAGTAACTAATCAATCTTAACCAGACATTAGCGGCAGTGAGGAGTCCATCATCTATGTTCAAAACTGTCACCGTGACCATTTCGGATTCACCCGATAAGAAGATGGGATCAGCAAATGATGTTAAGCTCCCGCCAGAAAAACAAAGAGTGATTGAACAGCAAATGGACAAGTTGTTCGATCATATGAACCGGATGTTTGACGATATGAGTAAAATGTTCGATAGAATTTAATTCGACGCAGGGTGGAGCAGGCCGGTAGCTCGCCGCGCTCATAATGCGGAGGTCGTGGGTTCAAATCCCACCCCTGCCATATATACAGGTTAATTGCCGCGGGGATCGAGCAACGGCGGCTCATCACCCTCATAAGGTGAATGGTGTACAAGGTTCAACTCCTTGCCCCGCTACGCTGCCTTAGCTCAGGTGGTCAGAGCGCATCTTTGGTAAAGATGAGGTCCGGGGTTCAACTCCCCGAGGTAGCTCTATGAACGATGTGATTAAAGAGGCAGCCAAGTTCGCCATCAAAGCACACGGCGGCCAACAATACGGCGTAGGGACGCCCTATACGTACCATCTCGCGCAAGTCTATACGCTCGCTCGACGATTTGGCGGCTCAACTGATGAACAAGCAGCCGCATGGTTGCATGATGTTCTTGAAGATACTTCTGTCACCAAAGCAGAACTTCAACAGCAATTTGGTTCCAACATTGCAAACATCGTAGACTTGGTTTCCAATCGTGAGTCAAAAGAAGCAACGTTCCAACGCATCCGGGCTAGCAAATCCGCGGTGTTTGTGAAGTTGTGTGACCGGTTGGCAAACGTCACGGCAGGAGCAAAGATTAATATGTATCGAAAGCAACACCCAACGTTTAAGTCTATTCTTTACAAGAAAGGTGAGTTTGAAAATCTGTGGAAGATGATAGACAAACAGTTGGAGTAGTATCTCGGGGCTGAACTGGATTCGACAGCTAAAGTAAACTGAGAGAAGCGTGCCGAGAGATGACACTACCTCTCGTAATCTCTGTGTCAAACTGATAAGTGCAGAACCACTTAAGCTCGCTGCTTAATCGTTAGCAGCCGTCCTACTGAGCTGATAGTCGTGGAGCAAGGCTAGGACGACAGCACAACCGACTAACGGTGTGACATGCCATCGGTCATATTGTTGCAGATGATGGATAACGCAAAGTAGATTTGTCATTTGTTCTACAAGCGTGAAACCTTTACAGGTGACTGCGCACGGAGAAGTCAAGGTTGTATTTTTTGCTGGACGCGGCTTCGATGCCGCCAGCTCCACTATTTTCGAAAGAGGTTACTATGAAAACGGTAGCACCGGAGACCAACGCCATCGTTGCGCAGCCTGAAGATTTGGGCAGCTCGAAGATCGTGATGAATGCGCCCACCGAGATGCGGAAGATCGAAATACCGATTATTCCGCCTCGGGATAACGCTTCTTACGAAGAGACCATCGGCGTTGTTCGTGTTCGTCATCCGGTGAAGATTGATCGTATCAGCGTTTTGTGTCTTGACAGTGGCGGCTACATGGTTGAAATGCCGGGTGGTAAGGTGTCTTTCGCCGGTGCGACTCAGGAACTCTATGTAGCGAACATCGAAGATGCATTGCAGTTGATTGCACATGCCATCGGTCAGACGACATATGAGTATTACGAAGTTGATGAGGATGAGTGGGAAGATCGTAAGCGTAAGCATCGTCTTTACCAACGCATTACTGTCGGCCGATTCCGAGACGATTCTGGTGACCATCCCGTTTCATCGGCCGGGCCAGAAGAACTCTCGGTCGAGTAGTTGTCTTGTAATTGTATGGTGGTCGGTTCCACGGCCCCGTGGCTCGTAAGGGCCCGGGGCCGTTTGGTGCTATCCGTCGAATGTAGCCAGAATGCGCCAGGTTTGCGTCTGGCTTGCTACTTATAGTAAGGCCAGGTAAGGACTTAGGGACACCAAAACCCCGGTCAGACCCCTTGACAAACGACTACAAATGTAGTAAATTTCAATAAGGTGAGACTCATGCGAGGAGCAATGTAGTGTTGATTTGGATGATAGTTCTAGCATTTTTGGCAGGAATCCCATTAGCGTGGGGTTGGGGCAAGTATCTCGCCGCCGTATCCAGCTATAGTAAACGCATCGCCGCAATGTGGGATATCATCGTTATCCTTCTCGCCAGCGCACTTACGTTAACGCTTTGGTCAGAAAGTGGCAACAACATATTGATTCTCATTGCCTACGCATTTGGTAGTGGAATTGGAACCTATTATGTTGTCGGTCATAATAAGAAAATGGCAAAACGAAAGACAGAAAGACAATAACACATGCTTGTTTTTATTGGTGATCTGCATGGAGGATTTGAATGGCTTCCGAGCATATTGGAGCATGTTCCGCGGGACGCAACGTTGATCCAAGTGGGAGACTTTGGCTTCTGGCCATACACATATAAGTTGTGGGACAGTATATGGGAAAAGCTCAAGTTTGAGCGTCCCATGTACGTAATTGATGGCAATCACGAATACTTTCCCTATTTCAGCGGCATTCGAGTTCCGACTGAGTTTTGGGAAGGTGCGATTTACGTTCCACGCGGAACAGTTCTCAACATCGAGGGCATGAAAATCGGGTTTATGGGTGGGGCAAGCTCAATCGATAAGGTGTATCGTCAGCCTGGATTGTCGTGGTTCTCGGCGGAAGTCATCACCGATGCAGACTTAGCACGCATGGATGGCGTTGATCATGTAGACTTGTTGGTGACGCATGCACCACCAAACTCAATCGTGCAAGGATTTTTCACCAAGTCTACACTACTTTACTATGGACATCCCGCAACGTGGATTGATCCATCGGCAGTTGCTATTGAAACTCTTTGGCGCCGCCTAGGACTTCCGCCGCTGATTTGTGGACATATGCACAGGTCACTCGTCGTTGGCACCTGTCGAATACTAGACATAAATGAACTTTATATGTATCCAAACTACGAGAAGGAATTTATGCAAAACGGAACGAAAACAGGAGGTTGAGATTGTGATAACACTTCCCACTACATCATCTGGCACGCTTAAGAAATTTCTCACGGATAATCGCGGCTTGATGTTTCGGTATATCATGTCCGAAATTTCTAAGGGGCTAGCCCGACACGCCTCACGAGTAGACTTGTTCAGGTTTGGGAATACGGGGTTCCGCGCTGCCGCTCGCCGAGAAGAATTTGTAGTTATTCTGGATCAAGCAATGGACTTTTTTATTCCCCAAGAGATGTATGAGGATGCGGCGAAGTGCAGGGATTTACTTACGAAAATCAAGATAGAAGATGTAATCCACAACACTCAAACCGAGTAAGTTTGGAGAAAGTGTTAATTCATGTTAGAAAACACGCGATGCGTGGTTCTCAATACATCCTATGAACCATTGTCCGTGATCTCTGCTAAGCGGGGCCTTCGGCTCGTTATTGAGGGCCGGGCCTTCCTTACAGAAGCTCACCCTAATGGTTCCGTGCGAACGGCAACGAAGAAGTTTCCACTTCCAACGCAGATTCGCATGAAGGAAATGATTAGGAGTCACCCGGCATCAAGGGTACCAGCGCAGCTGACCCAACGTAACTTGTTCCTTCGGGACAGGTATACGTGTCAGTACTGTGGTCGTATGCGCAAGCAGTTGGAGCCAGGCGAGTATTTGACTCGTGACCACATCGTTCCAGAAACACGAAATGGCAAGACTTCGTGGACTAATGTTGTCACCGCCTGCCGCAAGTGTAATAACATCAAGGCTGACTATCTTTTGTCTGAGATGGAAGACTTGTATTTCAAGCTTGACGAACAGGCTAAAACTGCGGCACTTTTCGAGACGCGAAAAGCGTCTAAAGAAACCGCGGAATGGATTTCTAAGTATCTCGTAGATACGAAGTTGAAGCCACGAGCGCCAACGATTCTGCAACTCTGGGCTTCGTCTGGAACGCTCAAGTTACCTAATAATGGAGAGTAAAAGGTATGACCAAATCCGTAGCAAAACCAACCGCGGTCGATCAGTTAGAGAAAATGATACAGATCGCAAAAGACAACTTTTCACCGGAACGGTTTGCAAAAATTGAGAAGTTGTTCGAACACTTTGCAGAACGCATGGTGTCGGCACCAGCCTCCGGGATGGCACATTATCATAACTGCTATCCTGGTGGGTATCTGGATCACGTTCACAACGTCATTGAGGGTGTGATTCAAGTCGCCGTTATTCTCAAGAAACGTGGTGCGCAAATTGATTTCACCAAAGAAGAAGCAATTTTTACCGCCATGTTTCATGATCTAGGGAAGCTGGGCGATCTAGATCTCCCCTATTATGTTCCGCAAACATCCGATTGGCATCGTGAAAATCGTGGCGAGCTGTATAAGCATAATACCGATCTGACGTTCATGGCGGTTCCAGATCGCTCATTACATTTACTAAACCACTTCGGCGTCGCGATCACCCCAAAGGAATGGAAGGCTATTCTGGTTCATGATGGTTTGTACTCCAAGGGAAACGAACCATATTTCATTAGTTATTCGTATCCGCCGCAGGCGTTTCACACCAATCTGCACTATGTGTTGCACTTCGCAGATCATATGTCTACGATTGGTGAACGTGACCAGTGGAGACTCAACAGCTAAGAGGCATTTAACATGACCAAAGTTCGAGCCATTTCCCCCAATGTTTTGAATCGAAAAGATTCGTATTGGTACGATTTTCCCGTGATTCGTACCATTCATTGGTACCTTATTCAGTTGCGGCGCACTATCATCAATCTGCTTAGGCGGCACAATGTAGTATGCATGCATGCTCTCCGTCGTGGCGAATGGTACGATTCTGATACTCGTGTTTTCGAGGCCTGTTTTCAGATTCTCGTAGACTATGTGGAAAAGGAATTGGCGTGGATGCAGTTGCTTACGGAAGGCCATGCTCGTTGGTATCATCGATGGGTTCCGATTAAGAATGGCCGAGAACTTGGCCTCCGTTATTTGGCGTGGGAAGTTCAGTTGGGGGATGATTCCCCACATCAGTCTCAGTCATCTGCCATCATCAAAGATTTGTATTTGTGGTACAAGGATGTTCGCCCAGCGAGAATCGATCCGTGGAATGCTCTGCCTGATCCGATCATCACCATTCGGGAGGGCGGCAGTGTTGAACCAGACCCCGAGGCCGCCGCCGCAGGAACTAAGGCGTTCAATGAAGAGGAACTATTTACTACGGAAGACAATGAACAGCTCATTCGCCTGATTCAAGTTCGCGGAAGCATGTGGACCTAAGAGTAGTTCGGCGGACTACTTATAGTACATAATGTTTAAATTCATCGTCTGGTTTTCAGCCATTTTCATTGCGCTCTGCGCAGCTTTCTTTTCCGTCACCGGCATTGCTACGCTGTTTTCGGGAAAATTCTATGCGGTGCTTGTTATGGCGGCCTCACTAGAAGTTGGAAAGCTGGTAGCAGCATCATTCTTGTATCGGTATTGGAAAGGAACGCCTCGGCCTCTCAAGGGTTACTTGATTTCAGGTGTAGTTGTTCTCATGATGATCACATCATTGGGCATCTACGCGTATCTTTCTGCGGCATATGCTTCAATCGCGTCAGTTCCACAGAATACGCTTAATCAAATTACCGCGGTTGAATCCCGGCAAACAACTTTGAACGACAACATCACTCGGTGGGCAAACGACAATAACACATTGGGAGGACGCCAAGCACAAGCGCAACGGTCACTCGACAATGTATTGGCAGGCAATACGGAACTCAGTCAACGCAGTGCGTTTGCTAATCTCAGGAATGAAATCGCGCAGTTAGATGCAGAACGCCGCACTAATCAACTCTTTATTACAACGGCTCAATCCGAGCGAGATAGTTTAGAGACGGTTAAGGTTGGTCTCAATGCCGAACTGAATACGAATAGCAAGATTGGTACGTTCGTTTACATCGCTCGAGCGTTGAATGTTCCATTGGATACGGTGGTGAAGTGGTTCGTATTGGTTATCGTTTTTGTGTTTGATCCCCTTGCTGTATCGCTCATCCTGGCTTACAACAATATCGTCATGCGTGAACGCAAAGGTCAAGCAGACGAAATCGATCCGGGAATGGAAGTCATGGCACGGCCGTTTTCTAACTTACGCAAACGTATGTCTGCGAATCGTGTCTCCGTTGCACACGAGCGCACGAAGTCCATGTTGGCGGCGATCCCCGCAACGCCGACCGTGACCGGCAAAGACGCGGACGCCATTCAGCAAGAAATCGTACATGGTACGCCGGACACGCCTGACCGCATTATGCACATGCGTCACGCCGACCAGTTAGCTAGTCACATTTTCAAGCGAGAGCCGAAACATCTGATCAACTATGACGAACATCCGTTCTTTGAACGTCCTGGCTATGATTGGAAAGGACGTAGAGCCGAGTGGGAAAGACACCCGGATGCTGTAGAGTACTATCGCATGCACATCAAGCCTACGCTTGACACTTCTAAAGAATAGTCATATACTTATAGAGTAATTGTTACAAAAGGGTTTTATGCGAATATCATTTGCAGTAACCGTACATAACGAAGGTGAGCGGCTCGGCGATTTACTAGCGCAACTTCGTGATTTTATTGAAGAGAATGACACCGATGACGAAATCGTCATTCTGGATGATTTTTCGACGGACGCCGATACCGTAAGCATTCTTGAAGAGTATGCAAGTCTTTCATACGTCACATCGTATCAGCATGCTCTCGAACGTGATTTCGGAGCACACAAAAGTTATTTGAACGCTCTCTGTAAGGGCGATTACATCTTTCAGATCGATGCTGATGAAACCTTGTCGCCCGACCTGCTGGATAATCTTCACGACATTCTCAACGCCAATTCTAAAGTAGATTTGTTTTTGGTCCCGCGAGTGAATACCGTTATGGGATTGACGGATGAGCATATTCGAGAATGGAATTGGCGTGTTAATGATCGGGGATGGATTATGTGGCCGGATTATCAAACACGGTTGTATCGTAACAGTCCAGAGATTATGTGGATTGGCCGAGTGCATGAACGCATCGATGGGTTTGACGCTTTTAGTCATCTTCCCGCCGAGGAAACATTCGCTCTCTTACACCACAAGCACATTGACCGCCAGGAAGCACAGAATGCATTCTATGCCCAAATCCTTCAGGACAATGTGGAGCTTGAATAACTCAATTATGAGGATATATATGAAAGCAACGACGCATGTAGTATATAGTCTTTTTGTGCCGTTACTATGGCTGTTGTCCATCGTTCAATATCAAAGGGGCAGCAGTATTCTTAATGAGATGGGAACCATTAAGGTACTTGAAACCGCTCATATCATTAGGCCGCCGGTGTCGGATCGCGGCGACTTGTATGTGTTTATGGCCGCTATTGCGGAACGCGAATCTCGTGGTAATGATACTGTAGTCAATCGCTATGGAAATCTTGGCAAGTATCAGTTTAGTCCTCGTACATTATGGGCGATGGGTAAGCAATTCAAGGTTACTCGGGAAGAGTTTCTTGGAAATGCTGCACTACAAGATAGCGCAATGGCGCAGTATCTCCGAGACAATCGTATAAATATTGATGATATCATTGGTAGATTTAATGGCAGATGGTATCAAGGAATTTATATTACGGAATCGGGACTTCTAGCAGGAGCACATCTTGTGGGTCCGCATGGTCTTAGAGCATTTTTTGATCCAGCATATACTATTTCGGTTAACGGACGACTTATCCGCCCACGAACGATTGATGGCAATGGTACCTCGGTTGGAGAATATCTTTCCAAATTCTCGGGATATACGCTTGACATGTTGGACTAGTAGTTGTAGTTTACAATATAGAGGTTTACAATGATTTTAACCGCACTAATTATTTCCTTCCTATTGAACTGTGTATTGGGGTTCGCGACATGGAACCTTTCACGAAAAGCAGAAATCACAGAGAATTTCCTAGACCAGTCCTATATTGCGGCGCACCACGCATATCAAGATATGAGAGACCTTGATGAACGTGGCGCGTTTGCTGCGGATGATGAGGTCGGGCTAGTATTTCGCTCACTGAAAGAAATTGTCGCGGATTATGCAAAGTTCATTGGTGTGGAAGAAGCAATGGACGAATCCAATGAGCAGTAAGAATTATTTTACTAAAGAAACCGAAAACGCCATAATTCAATATAACAATTGTGATGATTCCGATGAACGCAATCGCATCTTTCGGGAGCATATTTACTATCCGCTGGATAAGTTAGCCGAGAACATCATTAATCGGTTCAAATTTCCATATATGGATAGTTCGTTTAAAGATGTGAAGGATCAAGTGGTTTCGTTTTTGGTTCTCAACCTTTCCAAGTATTCGGAAGGTAAGGGCAAAGCATTTTCCTATTTGTCGGTGATCGCAAAGAATTATCTCATTCTCAACAACAACAATCGATACAAGCATGAGAAAAGATCGGTCTATTTTTCCGATTCCGAAGATGGCCAAGCACCGCTTGAAGATGTTCTTTCGACCGATGAACGGCAAAATGATACACGGAAAGATGCTAAGGAATTTGTTCGGTTGATGTTAGAATATTGGGATCACAATCTTGCTCGTGTTTTTAAGAAATCCAAGGATCAGGAAATTGTCGAGGCGATTCTTATGCTGTTTCGCCGGGCAGAGGGAATTGATAATTTCAATAAAAAAGCTTTGTATTTGATGGTTCGAGAAATGACTGGATATAAGACTAGTAACATTACTAGAGTGGTCAACAAGATGTCTGAATACGTTGATGCCCATCGAGCAGAGTTCAGAGATAAAGGAACCATAGCAGATCAATCGCAATATTTCATCTACCACTAGACCATCCATGGCGTCCTAATCGGACGCCATTTTTGTGCTTCAAACTATGTATATTAGGGAGGTTACATTATGACTATGCGAAACCCTGAAGTTTTTGAGGGAAAGAATTTTCAAGACATCATGCGTGAAATTCATGAGCACGCTGCGAATAAACGAGAGCAGATCAAAATGCTTATGGACACCCTATCCAAAATGATTACGTCCCCCCACGACGCTGCTGTAGTAGCACCGCTCGTTCGGGAGTTTATGGACGTGGCAGTTAAAAACGACGAACATCTTGTTAAAATGGCCACTATCATCCAGCGCTTAATGACTGCAGAAACCCACGCAACGGGTCACGCCCTGGAAGAATTGTTGACGGAGGAAGAAAAGCGGACGCTACTTGATGAAGTAAAAGCATCTGCGGAAGAAGCTGCTGTTGATGCAGTTACCGAACTTGAAGAAGCAATCGCCGCCGATGAAGAAGTGCGTCAGCTCACCGAAAAAACGAAAGAAGCTGTTTCTAAGATCAAGAAGCAATAATGTCCAGAGTCAAACGCGCCAATTATACTTTCCGGTTTACACAAGCCAACCCGTTTAATCAGGGTTCTTTTGGCACATCATACCAAGAAACATTTCAATTAGAAGAAGCAATTGTTGTTGATGTGGTTGTTAATGATCAACATCCCGACTATGATACTGATGGTTACAATGTCGGCGCAGTGAAGGTTCGCATGTTGAGTAGTGATGCGTTTGAGCAAGCTAGCAACTTGACGTGGGCATTTCCGATGTCTTCTAATGTCACAGATTATCCGCTTTTGAACGAAATCGTTTTAGTCATGCCAGCGCTGAATCGATTCTACTACACCCGCCGGCTCAACGTGTCCAACCGCGTCACCGCGCAGCCGCTCTTCGGTCTCAACGATGGTCTCAAGGCTCGGCCGAGCACTGAGCAGCAAACTTCTGAAATGTCCCGTGTGTCCGACTCGGGCGCGCCCGTGCGCGACGACCAGCAGCAAGAGAGCGACCGCCTCGGCGCCTACTTCGAGGACAAGCCGACGGTCTACCGCCTCCGCTCTCGTGAGGGCGACATCATCTACGAAGGCCGCACCGGGCAGTCTATTCGACTAGGTTCCACGCCAGATGTAGAATTAAGCCCAACTCTTCTTCTTCGTTGTGGCCCGAATCCTAATGCACAACGCAGCACGGATAGTCCATATAGTTTGATTGATGAAGATATTAACGAAGATCGGTCATCGATATGGATGGTGGCGAATCAAACGATTCCACTAACTTTCGCCACAATTCGTGGTCAAACTCATTTCAAATCGGCAACTGCTCCGGGCACTTTGGATGGCAATCAGATCATTCTTAATTCCGACCGCATTGTTCTTAATACCAGAGCTGACAAACTTTTGGTGAGCACTTTTCTTGGTACGCATTTCAGTACAATGCAGGATCATACTGTAGATACAGAAAAGAATTATAGAAGTTATGCAGCGGTTAATCGTGAAATAGAAATTGGCCAAAAGTACCTCATAACTGTAGGTGCTGATTACTTATTGAAGGTAGGCGCAAGCAAAACTTCCGAAGTAACGGGAAAGACGATTGAACGAAGCAATGATACTTACGCAATTGTAGCACCAAAAATTTTCATTGGAAGTTTGGATAATGAAGCGCAACCACTTGTTCGCGGCGAAGACCTTCGTGCATTTCTTTTGGAGTTTATTGATGCACATTTGAAGAACGCTACGTCGCACACACTACCAACTATTGGTATTGGGCCGCTGTCTCCTGCTGTGGTGGCCGCTCTTCAAACTCTTCGAACTAAGGTAGCTGGGTCTAAGAAAGCTCCCTTTGAGTCGCAAACCAATTTTGTAGTCTAAGAGGATGTTATGAATAAAGAAGAACTCAGAAAAATGGTTCGAGAAGAAGTTAGAAAAGAATTATACGAGATACTTCCCCAACTTATCTCAGAGGCAATTCGAGATGTCTTGGCTCAAGGTTCTGCGCGCCCGCCAGCCAAACGGCGCGTTGTGGCAGAATCCCGCAAGCCACGCAAACCAGCCGCACCTCTGGACAGAACGAAGTTGGCCGCGATGTTTGGTTATGGAGATATGAAGCCAGGCTTACGGTCTGCCGCTGTACCGCCTATCCGAAAGATTGCGGGAGTTCCGGTTGTTGGTGGTCTAATGGAACATGAGCTAGCAGCCGGCGTAGCGCATCTACGAGATTATAATACAAAAGTGTCCGAAGCAATTCCGTCGGAAGTTGATGAAGCATATGACCCTCAATTCACCAATATTCCAGCAATGCCCGCCGGCGCTGAAGTTCCAGCACAGATAGTTCAAGCACTTGGTAAGAACGCAAAGAAGGTGCTCGAAGCAGCAGAACAGAAATCTAATTGGCGCCCTGGCATGAAATCGAGAAGTTAATGGCAGATATAGCACTGGGGATCACTTTACCGATTACGCGGGGCAAGACCGGTTTTTTTGCGCAGGCATTCACGCCCATTGAACAAGTCAAGTCCAATCTTATCAATTTGCTTCTGACTCGCAAGGGTGAGAGAGTTTTTCAGCCTACGTTTGGATGTGACATTCACTTGCTTGTTTTTACACAAATGGACGAACAATATGAACAAAACGTCAAGCAATCAATTGTCAGTGCTGTGTCCAAATGGATGCCGTTTCTTAATATTGAAGATCAAATTGTTACACGCAACGAAGACCGCAATTTCACACTAGTTGAGATAACTTTTAGTTTACGCATTAACACGGTTATCACTGCAACTATAGTTATAGAATTCTAAGGAGATAGTTGTGGCTACACATATAGCTAATATACCACGCCTGTCAAAAGACTTTGCGCCGATCTCAAAGGAGATTCGTTTCCTCAACAAAACATTTCCTGAGTTTCGACAAAGCTTGATTGATTTTGCTAAGGTTTATTTTCCTGACAGCTATACAGACTTCAACGAAGCATCGCCGGGTATGATGTTTATTGAAATGACATCATATATTGGTGATGTGCTTTCCTACTACATCGACAATCAGTTTCGAGAGAACCTTGTAAATTTCGCTCAAGAAAATGAAAGCATTATCAGTATTGCGCAGGCGTTTGGATATAAGCCCAAGCCAGCCGCCGCCGCCTCTACCATAGCAGATATGTTTCAATTGGTTCCTGCTTTAGCAAGCGGTTCGGGCTTTGCGCCCGACTCTCGATTCTATCTCAAGATCGCAGCTAATAGTGTTTTTCAACGTTCTCAAGAATTTGGCCAAGTTGACTTTCGTAATGTAGAGGATATTGATTTTGGTGCCGGCGATGCAGACAATCGCAAAGTTACTGTATTTTCTATTGATGGCAATAATAACCCACTGACCTATCTTGTTCGCAAGAAGGTTAAGCTTGAAGCTGGAGTAATTAAGACTATTGCTCGTATCTTTACAGACCCAATTCGATTCAGTAAAATTCAACTTTCTGATGAGAATGTGCTGGGTATTTTGAGCATTGTTGATTCGAATGGAAATGAATGGAGTGAAGTTGACTATCTGGCACAGGACGTGATCATTGATGAAAAGACAAATATCGCTTCACTAATGGGTTCGGTTGGCAATGAAGTTAGTCTTGGTCCTTCGAAGATTATCAAATTTAAGAAGACTGCTCGCCGATTTGTTAGCCGGTATAATTCTGATTTCAAACTGGAAATTATCTTTGGTTCGGGGGTCTTACATGATGAGGATGAGTTGATTACACTCGACGCAAGCAAGATTGCTTCGGATGAATTTCAAACTCGATTAGGTTCTACTTCGTTGGACCCGGCAGACTTTCTATCGAGCAATTCCTTCGGTTTGGCGCCGTCTAATACTGCACTTACCATTACTTATGTTACCGGCGGTGGCATAGAGAGCAATGTTCCTGCTAACACAATCACTCGCATCCGTCAAGTTTCGGTGTCTAATGATCGTGATGTGTTTAGCGTAGAAGAGCAACCACTGTTTGACGATGCAATTCGTTCGCTCGCGGTCAATAATCCCGATCCGGCCACGGGCGGTAAGGGTCAAGATTCAGTTGAAGAAATTCGTCAATCGACTCTAGCATTTTTCAATTCACAAAACCGGTTGGTTACCGTAGCAGACTATAAAGCACGCGTTCATGCGATGTCGCCCCGTTTTGGTGGTATTGCAAAATCTTTTGTCATTCAGGACGATCAGTTAGCAGCAGTTGAGAATTCTCGTTTGGCCGATGTTCGCGTGGATAATAGCATAGCACCCATTTCTTCTACAGATGTATTAGTTCAGAATGCTGGTAACCCACGACTGATTAACATTTATGTTTTAGGATTTGACAACAACAAACGACTTCGCCGATTGAATGATCAAGTGAAACTCAATCTGAAACGATATCTTAGTCAATTCAAGATGTTGACTGATGATATTCAGATTCTTGACGCTTTTGTAGTTAATATCGGCATCAAGTTTAAAGTTGTAGTGTACAAGAACAAGAATGTGAATGTCGTATTGGCAAATGCCATCGATGCAGTTAAGAATTTCTTTGACATCTCTCGGTGGGATGTTAACCAACCCATTGTATTGAATGATTTGTATCTTACGTTGGCATCCGTCGAGGGCGTACAGAGTGTTGTGGAACTTGAAGTTTTTAATAGATACGCTTTCAAAGATGGCGGAGATTATGAAAACTTCCGTTATGACATAGCGGGAAATGCTCTTGATGAGAACTTGCAAATCATTTTTCCATCACTAGACCCGATGATCTTTGAAGTGCGATTTCCCGACTCAGATATTATTGGCCGCGCGTTGCAGTAAATCGTAAGTTATAGAATTGGAGATACATATAATGGCACGAAAGTTCATAATTCCATCAATGGATGCGTCGCTCTACGAACAATATCCGTATCGCAATACTGGCTTCGATGAAATCGTTGAGGTTGGTAAAACGCGCGCATTTAGTGGATCGGTTCATGGGCTGGTGCAATTCGACATTGCCAATGATTTGTCTGGTAGTGTTCCGTTGGGCTCGACTTTTTATCTGAATTTGCGGGTCGCCGACGCCACTAATTTTCATCGTTCACAATATATCGAGATTTATCCTATTACACAACTATGGGATGAAGGAACGGGCTTTTTTGCTCAAGACCTTGTGAATCCCTACGATGGGGTAACGTGGCGAACAAGAGATGCAATCAATACTAATTGGGCTACATTGGGTGGTTCAACGGGATCGCTAATCGGCTCGCATAGTTTCGGATTCAAACCAACGGACATTCGCATCGATATTAGCGGTGTCGTTAGGGGATGGATTACGGGCAGTATAAACTACGGTTTATTGTTTAAATTGCCAGAATCAGACGAAACGAATAGTAAAGTATTGTCTAATATCAAATTCTTTTCACGTAATACGCATACGATCTATCCGCCGACAATAGAAGCAGTGTGGAACTCACAAACAATGAGTATTACACCGGCAAGTAACTTGGTTTCTACGCCCGATGAATACGACGTGTATGTTCCGGCACTCAAACAGACATTTGCGTCTGGATCAATGCAACGTATTCGCTTTAGCGCTCGACCGATACATCCGATTAAGTCTTTTGCCGACGTGTCTCGTTATGGTGCCAAATACTATCTATCCTCCGGTTCATACATTGGCATTCAAGATGTAGCGACCAAAGCAATGGTCATTCCATTTGATACAGGCTCACTCCTCAGTGCTGACAATACCGGAAGTTACTTTGATTTGAAGATTGAAAACATGTTTATCGGTCGCACATATGAAGTATTGGTTCAAGTTACAAAACCGTGGGGGTTTGAAGTGATGCACACGGGAAACGCTTTTAGAGTAGTATAATGACACAGATATTTGATTTGAGCGGTGATGCGCCTGTCGTTCGGTCTAGCATCCAAGTGCCCGCTGACGCTAAGCCGCCTAAGATTTCTCGCACGATTCTTGTCATAGATAACTTTGTCGCTGGTGAACAGAGGGGAAGTATAGAGTTTGTACTTGACGAACGATTTCGTGAACAAGTCGATAGTGCATTACAAGAATTGATCGACCGCGCAAATGTCTTTGATCCCGAGAAAGAACAGACACAACGAGATTTGTCCAGTGCACTTGCTGTTGATGAAAACGGAAGCAAGGCAACGTATGCGTCCGTTCTTATGAAGCACGATGTATTTCGCCCGGAGCAAGTGAACAAGATTATCGATATTGAATTTAGAGAGTTTGTATAATGGCCAATTCTAAGAATTTTCCAAACCCAATTGTCAATGTTCCGAACAGCCGCCCTCGTCGTCTTTCGCAGCAGGACCTGGCACTCGTTCGACGTACGGATGTTGGTGACCTTCCACAAGAGAAGGAAGTAGTTTTCGGCCAAACTGCCCGGGACATTATTGAAGTTTATGCTTATGATGAACTCAACAACATTGTTGGCCATATTAATATTCGTCCAGAAAATGATGCATTACGACTAATAGCATTTGTGCCCAGCCAACAGGTTGGTATTGGTCAGGACAAGACGCCTGATGTTCTTCAGCTGGATTTGGTTCGCATTCTTAAACAGATGGGCCCTGCCGACCCAATGACCGGGATTCCCATAGGCCTTCCGCCGGGACGATATAATCTTGTTGCTAATGTTTTTCGAGATGAGGTTGGCCAAGAAGCGGGCGGTAATAATCGCCGACTTTTTATTAGTGAGATTTCACCCTCACGAACGGAATTACGCCTTGTTTCTGTTGAAAACGATGCACAAATGGTATCGGAAATACATGAGTTTGTCGAACCCTCGGTTCCTCGATTTGTTGCGCAAGCAATCATAGATGAGACGTTTGGGGTAGCACTTTCGTCTATCACTGATGGGGGGCAAGGCGTTGATGTTTCTTATGCCGCCTTTAAGACTGCGGTGGCGGCATTGGATGCAGATAAAGCAACGGAATTGACTACTGCGGCTCGATTACAACGATCAAGACTTGAACCACATTTTCAATCGATCTATGATGCTTCTCTTCCTCGAATTCGAGAGCAAGTGTTGAATGAGTTGGAAGCAGATATCGGCGATCTACAAATTCAAGACTCAGAACTACAAGAGTTTATTAGAAAAAGCGTGACCAAAGTATTAATTGCAATGGTTAGCACTGGTGAGGTAGATCGAAGACTACAAATTAATGATAGTGATGGCACTGCAATTACACCCACTACTACTAATTCACCAATATTCACATCGCCTGTCAGACCAGTCAGGCTTGGAGTGACATTATGAGTTCCCCAATATCGTTTGAGCCCGATGAGCCGCAGCCTAGTGGCCCGACAGCAACCGCGCCAACGACCCCCCGTCCACCAGAAGAACCAATTGTTGATATACCCAATGAGGATATTAGTTCGTGGATAAGTTGTGAAGATGGTCGAAAACGGCAAGGACCCCCGCCCGATGATTGGATTTTAACGGCACGGGGTTGTTATATGCCTCCGGGGTCTGGACCGACCAATTCGGTTGATTTACGACAAGTTGTAAATATTACGCCGTCAGTATTAGATCGCATTGAACGATCTTATGTGATAGGAAGCGGAGTGGCATTGGAGCCACACCGGCTTACGTTTTTTAATCAATCCACAAATATGTCGGTGATTGTAAAATTAACCGGTCCACTGCCATTGAAGTTTGTTGTCGGTCAGAATATTGCTTCGGATAGTTTTGAATTACAGCCGCAGCAAGGGCGCCAGGTTGATATACAATTTCTTCAGGCAGAATTGAATAAATTGCCAGAGGGAGTTGTTCAATCGGATATTCTTGTGACGCTCGCGGCTGGAACGGTCACGATAGCAAAGGATCAAGAGGATATCATTTTTGTTACTACTCCTGTTATTAATATTGCGTCGCCTATAACGCCACCGCCGGCATCAGCACCTACAGTAGCACCAACGCCGACCTGGAAGGATGGCACCTCTGGCACGATTGTGGTTCGAGAAGGATTTCCGCCGGTAAATTACATTCTTCGTTCTGATGGAGTATATGTTGCGCCGATGGCTCCTTTGGTGAGAATAGCGCCGTCACTTAAGACTCTGACATTATAAGGATAGATGACAGCACCTATTATTGGATTAATTTCTGGCGACCATAGACCGATGCGGCTTGTCCGTTCATTCCAAGACCCTGTGAATACATTTCGTGCGTATACAATCACGGATACTTTCTATATAGTGCCTAATAGAGAAAAGTTTTCACACTTCGTATTTGATGTGGGGGTTGATCCTAAAATCAAGCCGTATATTTTCAGTATTCAGAATCGCTCCATCAATACAGCATTGCGCTGCACGTTGACGTTACCACCGTATTTACGATCTAGTTTGGGAAATGTTTTTGATATTCCCTTTGTAGGTGACACACAAACACATCCGATTCAATTATCTGCTCCTGCTAGCGGAACCTTTGGAACTGGCACCGGAAAAGGACTGATCAACGTTGTGGTTTCGTTCAGCGAAGCACAAGCAAATACTTTGATCCCGCCGGGAACCGATGATGCAATCATTTTTGATTTTGCTCCGCGAGATGTGTTGACATCGCCGATTTTTATTGATCGCACGATTGCACCGCCACAGGACTTGAATGGCGTGATTATTACTGGTAGCGTTCCGGTAGATGATGATGTGCCGCTCGAACCGCCTCGACCGCCTGTGGTCAAAATTCCGGTTTACGTTACGCAGTCTGTCGAAGTACCGATCATCGCACCATATTGGCGCAACGGAGTCGAAATCACAGTGGACGGAACGATGTATTCGGCCGATTCACTTGTTCCGGGCTCACCGCCGGCCGGCTGGCGCACGGAAGTGGATGGTCGTTCATATCCGCCTATCCCAACCAATCCATGTGACGCGGCCAATCCTACAGGAACCGACGATACCCTGTCGTCGACAAATCAACTGCTGCTTGATGCTCGTTCGATCCCGCCATCATTTGGTTCACTAACGTTGCGCCGTGTATACGTCATTGACGTGTTACCATTCCTCGAAGGCATTCAGACGAATCGCATTGCTCGTGTTGAGCCACGCCTCGTAGTTGCAGACAGTGTTCGGGGCGACACAAAGTTCAAGATCATTAAGGCCGTGGGATATGAGAGTGGTTCTAATGTGGGCGCGATTGCTGCAAACTTTTTAGCAGCACAAGCTCGAGCTTCGGAGAATGCAGCGAGCGAAGTGGTAAGCTTAGTAAAAGAGGGAATAATTCCCTCATTGACGATTTTCTCTGCGTCGCAACCGCTTGCTTTGAATGTTAATGCCACAAATCAACTCGTTAATGAAGGTGTGAAAATACAAGTGCCCGCCGAGCTTAACGATGAGCGATTTCAGAGCATTCGTATTGTGGGACTGGCAGCATCCATTCTGACCGAGATCAACACAAACGGTGAAGGAGAACCGATACAATAATGGCAACAACAGGAAAACTCTATTCCGTAACGGGAAATGGAACGGTTGGAACCAACGCAGTCAAATTTGCACCATTGGCTCGACCGGTTTCTACTGTATTGCCTACTCCCGCCGTGGGGGATTTTGCTGCAAACATCGGAGCAAAGAGTGGAATCGTCGTCATTATCTTTGAGCAGCCAATCGATTATGTTCAAATTACTGCAAAGAACAGCACCGTTCCCGGCAATAAGATAGTAGTTTTCAATAAAGATGGTAAGCAAATTGGCGAAGCTGAGTTTGACTTTGGCCAAATTTTTTCATTACTTGGCGTCACTAGTACGAACCAAAATCCCGTTAGTACCAAACGACTTGAAATAAGCGGGATACGGCGCATTGAGCTACATCCAGCTGCCGCAGAGGGCTTAATTTTCTATGGTGGGCTAACCATTCGTAACGAAAACGAAATTATCTCTACTATGACCGGCGCCACGCCGGCCAATCTAGTATCAATTCCCCTACAACTTAAGTTGATTGCCAAACCAGCGTCGCAAAATACATCCATAAATGTGTTCTTGAGTGTTCTGCCGCCGGCGCCGGTCATTACTCGTATACCCAATACTACACCAACGCACATTGACATACGTCCATTGCCGATTGATATGGCGATGGCCATTGAAAATATTGCTCAGCATCTAACTGCTGGCAAGATTGCTGGCTATTTCGATCCAGATCGTGAACTTAAAACAGTCTTGAATTTTGGAAACGACTTCCAGTCACTTTTGACTAATTGGCAACGTGATGCGACGAATTTGGCGGAAGGTGGTATTCTCGTAAAATTGTATCGACCGCTGCCAGTGAACATTGGCACAAAATCTCTAGTTTGGATATCACGAGAATTGTCGCCTACGTGGGTAGATAATGCAGTAGTTATTATTACGCCAGAACGTCAGATCGTTTATTTCTTGCGGCCCCCAAATCGATCAACGCAAACGGTTCAATTGTTCGGCAGGGAACTCAGCAATGTTACGCTTAATGACCTACTTCCAAGTGGATCGCTGCAAATTTCCGGTTCTAATGAAATCACTTTAGAAGACCCTACACTTCGCCAGTTCTTTGGAACAGATGTTGCTGGCGTAGAACTTAATGTAGATTATACTGACTATACGAAGTTTGTTCACTTTAGTTCTGCGGCGGCCCGGCTTACCGCTTTTCGCGAAAAGCTCATTCAGATTGAGGCACTCAACAGCAATATTGCATTACAGAATATGTCCGTAATAGCCGCAATCTCATCTAGTGGTGGTTTAATACATGTATCGTCGAGTGCAGTGTATACTTCCACACAGGACTTACTTGCACAACGAGAAGCACTAATTCGCGGCTTTGATGGGTATGAACGATTTCTCTACTTTGCTAGTGGCACCTTCTCGGGGTCCTTGTCAGGACTGCCGGAAGACCCAATCATCGTTATCAGCAATGTATCGTGGCCGACTGCTTCGGCTGGAATTCCAGCATCGGTCACGAGTTCCGCGTCCGTCACCTATTATACCACACAGCTGGGATATGCTCAAGAGTATGATGCGTTGAATGCGACTTCGCTTGTGAACAACATTCCGTTGTATTTGAAGCGAGATGATAAGTCTGTTGACTTCTTGACATTTTTGAATATGGTCGGTCATTTTTTCGATATGCTCAAGTTGTATATTGATAACATGACAACCATTTATGATCGTGATCCGAGCCCGGATCGTGGCCTAGCTAAAGAGTTGATGTGGCATGTAGCGCAATCTCTTGGCATTGAATTACCAAACCAGTATGCTATCAAAGAACTGTTGGAATTCGGCGTCGGCCAAGCAACTCTTACACAAAAGACGTACAAGCAAGCTATTGCTGAGACTTGGAAGCGGTTCATTCACAATCATATCTTGATTGCTAAGTCCAAGGGAACCATCACGTCTCTTTATGCACTACTCAACATCTATGGCATTCCGCCCGAGTTGATGCGTGTACGTGAAAGCGCAACACCATCACCACTGTTTACTACGGGTTCTTTTGAGCTGTTCAATGAATTGACGCGGACTGTACTATTCAATACCACTGCATCGGTGACTGTTCCATTTGTTGCGTCCACATTCATTTCAGCATCGACGCCGACCACTATTGAACTCCGTTTCGCAATGACGACAACTGGATCGTTCGTATCAACCGCATTGCTGTCGTCATCACCGAGTTGGTCGCTCATTCTTGAACCAACCGGGAGCGCCGAAAATCATCGTGGTCATATTTCGTTGCTTGATGGATTGGGAGCATATATCGCAACGAGTGATATTGCAAAGTTCTATAATGGTGACTTCTATAGTATCATGCTACGGCAAGATACTTCCACATCCGCTATTGCTCTTGAGATCAGACAGTTTGATGATGACGTATTTGAGTATGTGTATAACACTTCCGTTACACAATCTGTAACCGCATCATTCCGTTCTGATTCGGTGGTTATCGGCACTGCGAACAGCACAGCTAGCAACGATATGTTGGTTGATGAATTCCGTTTGTGGCGAGAAAGTATCACCGACGAAACCTTCAGATTCCATGCCGAGTTTCCGGGCATGTATGCTGGTAATGAGGGTGATTCCGCAAACGAAAATTTACTCGTTCGTCATTCCTTTGGCATTCCACAAAACTTGTTTATCTCTGCATCAATGCCCAATGAGACGCCGTTCATAAATTCAGGTTCGGCATATCCGTCTGCTTTGACCGCATCGGTCGCCGCGGGATTTTACAACATATCCACATTCCCGCATCAATACAAGCGAACCACTCGACAAACGAAGCGTTTCACGCCTGGTGCTGGTGGCAGCCAGTTTAGTTCCGCTAAGATCACCATTGCGCCATCGTCGTCATTTAGAAGCGATGCGCTTGCTATTACTGGAAGCTCCGCCTTCCCAGTACTCAGCCGCACCAAGTCTGCGGTTCGCACGAACATTGATCGAAAAAATGCTACCAAGGGAGACAATCGAGTGGGATTGTATCTTACGCTTGCAGAAAGCATCAATGACAGCATTTTGCGATCACTTGGAAACTTTGATTTGAACGATTTGATCGGCGATCCACGCAATTTGTATTCCGACGAATATTCTGACTTGATTGCGCTGAACACGTTTTACAAGAGCAACTATGCGCCAACATTTGATCAGAATGGCTTCATTCGTTCGGTGGAAGGTTTGCTAGACGCATTCTTTGATCATGCTCGTAAGATTGTTCCAATCTCGACGAAGTTGATCACTGGCATTGTTGTTGAACCTACCATCCTCGAGCGCAATCGAGTACGCTTGGTCCGTCCGCTCAACCTTGAGGGTGCAGGTACTCGACGCGAGAGAAATGCTTACACGATCCTTCAGCAGAGCGGTTCGCTCCCGTCCGCTCGCAACGTAGACGCACGCATCGACCGCTCACTCTCGGGCTCGTGGTCAGCTACGATGACGCAGCTCACTGCCCTCGTGGGGCAGCAGTTTGCGGAGAGCGCTACCGCCGACACCACGCCGCTGGCTGTGGTGGTGCAGCAAACAACGCAGAGCTTGATCGCAGGTGTTTCACAACTAACTGCTCGAATCAATCAGAATGACATTCTCGCATTAGCAGGCGCAGAATTGACCGAATTAGCACTTGTTACGATTGATGATACTCGCACATTCGAAGCATTGATGAATGTGCTCAATCCAACAATTGATTGCAATATTATTTTCACGCTACCGTCGGCTAGCATTGGCGGCGATTTCATGGTTCCTGAGATCAAGTCCCAAAACGATTTGGATGACCCCCGCAATGCTACATTTTTCACACACATAAGTGGTTCATTCGCATTGACGGGTTACAAGCGGGTTCGTCTTCGCCAAGGCATTCTTGTCGATAAAGGTGCGTGGGTATACGGAACCGCATATGTCGAGCACGATATGGTAACGGTTAGTGGTAGTGAATTCCGTTGTTTGACTTCGACAATATTGACGGCCGCCGGAACCGTGGCTGGATTTGTCAGCTATATTACGCCAGACAAAGATCAGCGTAATTGGGTGCCGGTGTCGGCTCGGATTGTGGCAATTCCGGTGTTGTTTATGGCCGTGGTTAGTGGAAGCAGTTATTCTGGCCCCGGCGGTATCGCACTTGTTCCGTTTGCGACCGGCGTGAGCACGGCCGCGACGCCGTTTGTTGGTTATTCATCTAATCACTACAAATTTTTCCGCCCGACCTATACGGCGTATATTCGATCCCGGTTTTCGGGTGTCAAGAATACACAGGACACCACGATAGATGGAAAGCCGCCTATCGAAATCACACTTAGCTCTGATGCACAACTATTCGTTAAGGATGGTACGCCGCGGCAGACCGTAACAGACGAGTCCGGTCCAATACTAGAGGTTCGGCCCAATACGCCAAATGCTTAACATATGGTATTAAACTACTTAATTTTCAGTAACATGATATGTATTAGTATCATCACCACTTTAGGAGTTCGTACATGGGATATTTAAACAATGCAACTTTGACAGTAGACGCGATTCTGACTAAGAAGGGTCGTGAGCTGCTAGCTAAGGGCGAGGGATTTGCAATTACCCAATTCGCCGTAGGGGATGATGAGGTAGATTACTCACTATTTACCACTTCTCATCCGCTCGGCACAAATTACTTTGGGTCAATTATTGAAAATATGCCCGTGCTCGAAGCTTCACCTGACGAAACACAGAACATGCGTTTCAAGCTCGTCACGCTACCAAGAGGCACCAAGGAGATTCCAATCATCACGATTGGTACAACCTTGATCACCCTGACAGCCGGACGATCTAACGCCTTCCCAATCCGTCCTACGACCTCGCAAGGGCTCAACGGAGCAGGGTTTGGCTATACAGCAATACTTTACAATTCCGACGCAGCCATTCTGGTCGGAACTGGCCTCGCCGCGACGGCACAAGCAACAACCCCAACATTCCTCAGTGATGTACAGTCTGCAAACGCAACTGTTGCACGGGGATTGGAGTTTACGCTCACGCCTCGTGACGTAGCAACGGCCATCACCACGCAGTTGACGATCATTGGAAACCAAACCGGTGCTTCATTGACAATAACTGTGGTGGTCAATCCACAGCCTACGGTATAAGGGGATAAACAATGGAAGTCTTTAAGAGATTTGAAGAGGACGATATTGTACGGGCAAATCCCACACAAGTATCGACTGGACTGTGGTCGAGCGACACTGGCAGTTTGGTAGCATTCTACACATCCAGTGAGCAAACCGCCTCCGCTGCCGGTCAGCATTTTTGGGATATCTACAATATCAATCCATCATCGTCATTAGCAGAGATTCAATTTTCTCTCGCATATGGTAATATCAACGGTGGGGGAGCATCAGTATTGGCCGATGATGACAATGCACTGTTAGCAACTAAAGCAGTATATTTCCAGTATCGCAATGTTCTTCTCGATCCAGGCGATACACATTTTACCTTCTTACCAACTTCGGATGGAGCCACATTCAACGCAGATGAAATCTTTGTAATCAATATCCACCGTCAGCGCCTAAAGGAAAAGCTTGATCCGGGCAACTGGTCATTAACATTAGCATATGAGGCCGGCGGCCTAATCACGCGTTCGTTCATTGATGATAGTGGACAAACTCTTGGTGAGCAATTCGGCACTTCGGGCCGAGTGTTCAATGTTGTTAGCGGTTCGCTGACAGGAGTTTCTGGTTCTACCGTCGTAGCATCGTCTTCCGTATCAGGCGGCTTCGGTTTGGTGTATCCAGATATGGGAATTATTATTCTCAATCCACGGGCATTGTTCGCTGTTAGTGCAAGCGCAGCAACAGTTACAACTAATCCTGATTTGGGATCGGCAGGAAACCAAAAAGTATTGCTGAATTCTATGATTGGTGGTGATCCAACCAATGGCGCGCCAACATCGCTTACCGCGGATTTCCAGGCACGGTCGGCCGAGAACATAGCGTCAACGCATTACTTTGTTCGTTTACGCAACAAGGAGCTTAACTACTCCAACAACCCATCATTCTTCAATGAAGCAAACGGTGTCATCTTGAATTCTGGCTTTATCCAAGACCCACAAGTCTTCGTGACGACAGTTGGTTTGTATAATGATGCCAACGAGTTGCTTGCAGTTGGTAAGTTGAGTCAACCTACACGCAAGAGCTTTGACCGTGAACTGTTGATTAGGGTGCGGTTAGACTTTTAACGGAACGAGATAAATGGCATTCAAGATTTTGGGTTCGGAAAATGTAATCGTCCGTCCGTTCAAAGTCCATAAAAGCCAAGTAGTAACCTACATTTCGGGCTCGACCGCAATTGCTGAGATAAATGTCGCTACGGCGAAACAGTTTCCTCTCTCTACAGTTACGGTCGGACCCGATTCGGGTAGTCAGGTACTTGTGCTCGACGATTTTGTACCTACTGCGGCAACGAATGAAGATGGAACTTTTCAAGAACCTCTGTTCAGCTCTGTAAAGCATCTGTTTTACGAATCTGCATCACAGTCTGGATCGATTTCTGGAACATTCCGTTTTGCTGCTGCTGGCGACGGTTATCGTAATTTTTTATTGAGCGGGTCCGCGTATGTAGTGAATATCGCCCAGGCTCTTTGGGGGGAGGGAATTCGGCCAGGCTCGTTTGTATTGACAACGCCATCGGCTGGCTCGGGCAGCATAATTGATGATGCGCGGGGACATCTTTATGTTGGTGGTTCGGGTAGTGTGGTGGGAAACATCTTCTATAATCTAGGAGTTGCGATTGTTCACCGCCTGACCAGTGCAACCGGCGATGAGCTGATTCAAGAATCGGGGTCCTATCTTCCAAGCGGTTCAACACTGCAAGCTGACTTTGAAGCAACTCAGCAGTTATACGAATACACGATTCTCGCAACAATGGAGCCGATGGAGTTCAACTTTTCGAATAACCCGTCGTTCTTCAAGAAAACTCTGTCGGGAAGTATAGAGGTAGAAAAAGTCCTCGATCTCGTGGAGAGTGGCACACTCAGTCCGTATATCACAACGATTGGTTTGTACAACGACCGCCAGCAGTTGGTGGCAGTAGCAAAGGTTCCTCGCCCGCTCAAGCGGTTGGCAACCAGTCAGCAAAGTGTGGTGATACGGTTCGATGTCTAAGTTTCGTATTTTTGACTTTGATGACACATTAGTCAAGACTGACGCAAAGGTAGTCATTACCGGAAAACGTGGTCGTCGTGAATTGTCATCGACGGAGTTTGCTACTTATAAACTAGACCCGTCGGATAAGACAGATGTGTCGCAGTTTGGAGGCGAACTCATTAATCCACGGATGATTGAAAAGTATGTGCGGTTGTTACTCACAACCGTTTATTCAGGAGCGGCAACAGTTATTATTTTGACGGCGCGCCATGATTCGCAGCCCGTTGCAGAATTCCTTCGTGCAATAGGCATTCGTGGTGGTGTTAAAATTAAGACGATGGGCAATCCCGATCCGAATCTTAAGAGGGATTACATTGAAGAGCTGATCACCCGACGAGGAGCAACTGACATTGAGTTTTATGACGACTCGCCCAAAAACATCGCCGCGGTCAGCACGTTACAACTAAAATATCCTCAAATACGAATTAAAACCGTACAGGTACCGCATCTCTAAATGGAGATTAGCATGAGCAATCTAGTAGATTTATACAACAGCACTAAGAAACTTCGCCCGGTGGAGTCACGTACGCTGATTCCCGGCGGCGGTACAGATTTCTTTGACCGTGACCACAAGTTTGCTGGTGGTTTCACCGTAGGCCGTGACAAACTCAGTCCAACAGAATTCACACAGGCTGCGCAGGATGAATATACGACCGAACGAAACAACCTCGTTCCTCCACAATCGTATGATCCCGCCACGCCGTTGCATCGGTACACGCCCGAAACTCCGTTCTCACCAATCGGTCAGCCGAAGAGTTAATAGGAGATTTCTATGAAGCAGTCACGTTTCAAGCAAATGATCCGTGAAGAGATCAACCGTGTGCTCAACGAAGCCGTCATTGATAAGTCAGTTCCGGGCAAATATATAGATCGAACCAGCACTGGTGATGATGCTACTAAAACACGATCTAATCCGCCCAACATCACAGATCAAGGATATATTGGTCCTGTCGATAAGACGATGTTTGGGGTTATTAAACGCCTTGGGTTAAAAGCCGCTGAGGCCTGGTTTAGGGAACATCCTCGTGGAATAGGATCGCGGGCACGATATTCATGGCCAATCTTTTATGATCGTTTTCAACGCTACAAGAAATACTACGAACAGTGGGCAAAACAACACGGAATGGCCGAAGCAGCCGAACCTACGGTCGCAAAGAAGAAATGCGCCCGGTGTGGTTCTCCTGAGATATTCAAAAATGTCCCAGGCCGCGGCGATGTATGTAGGGACTGTTATCTTGACTGGCAAGATGAGATGAGATAATCAAGAATAAAGGGGTTACAATGAAATCAAAAGGTGCTCAAGGTTGGTGTTTTCATAGGTATTTAGACATTGGCGCTCAAGTCAATCTTTTATTTGAGGACAAAATGAATGGCTAATACGCCGCGCAGTAGAAAAGCAAAGGGCCGTCGCCTGCAAGACGATGTTCAAATTAGGTTACTCGAACAATTCAAAGATACACTGGAACCGGACGACATCCGCAAGGCCATCATGGGCGAGTCAGGCACCGATCTGAAACTCTCTCCGGCAGCCAAGCGGGTGTTTCCATTTTCTGTAGAATGTAAGAATCAAGAGAAGATCAACATCTGGCAATCTTTGGAACAGGCCGAGGAGAATTGTGTTCCTAACACCGATGCACTCCTTGTATTTAAGAGAAACCGGTCAGAAACCTATGTGTCGCTCCGAATGGAAACTTTTCTAAAGCTATTACAATCTAGACTTGACAAGTTAGAGTGAACGCAGTATACTCCGTAGTTGTTCATTGCTGATAACTACGGAGTATAATTCAAAATAGTTTATGGCCGATGTAATTCAATTATTGTCTATTTTGGACAATGTTCTTGGGAGTCACGCACCACAGCAACAAAATGAATATGCTTGGTTCTGCCCGTTTTGCTCCCACCACAGACGAAAACTTGCCGTTAATGTAGCAATGGGGCAGTGGCACTGTTGGGTTTGTAATACCAAAGGTCGCAGCCTTTTTAGTTTGCTCAAACGAATGAATGCTTCCAAGAAGCATTTTGCGGAATTAGCAGCCGCACTAGACCAGAAAATCAAGTTTGACAACATTCCGAAAGAAGTGGTGTTATTAACACTCCCGATGGGGTTTATACCTTTGTGGGAAAGCAGTCGCAGTTACGAATACAAAAATGCATTGGCGTATCTTCATCGCCGCAACGTCACGCTTTCTGATATTATGAAGTATCAAATTGGCTATTGCGAAACCGGTGAGTTTGCCAACCGCATCATCATTCCAAGTTATGACGAAACTGGTAAGTTGAACTATTTTGTCGGCCGATCTTATTATGAATCGACCATGCCGTATCGTAATCCGCACGTCAGCAAAAACATTGTGGGCTTTGAGTCGCTCATCTCATGGAAATTTCCGATAGTTATATGTGAGGGACCAATGGATGCAATCGCGATTCGCCGAAATGCTATTCCGTTATTCGGCAAATCGATGCAGTCAAAAGTACTGGAAGCAATTACATCCAAAGGCGTAACGGATGTTTATTTGGCCCTTGATGCCGACGCTCGCAGTGATGCATTACGGATTGCACAAACTCTTTTAAGCCACGAGATGAGTGTATATCTTGTTAAGATACCAGGAAAAGACCCCGGTATGATTGGCTTTGGGGGAATGATCGAAGCAATTCGCAACACCACTAGCAAACTCACCTTCGGTGATTTGACGAAGGAACGAGTGGCGTTACTATGAGGGCCTATGGCGCAAATTAACCCACGAACAATAAAGGTTCCGTTTCAAGAATTGGACACGATCATTCATATCTCGGATGTTCATATCCGGTTGTTTAAGCGACACAAAGAATACAAAGAAATCTTCGCTGCACTATACGATCAGATCATTCATAAGGGGTCGATGTTTGCCAACTCCGTTATTCTATTTACCGGAGATTTGCTACACGCGAAAACGGATCTCTCACCAGAGATGGTGGCCCTTGCATCGGACTTCTTGAATCGATTAGCCGACATAGCACCGACTTTGGTTGTTGTAGGAAATCATGATTTGAATCTGGCCAATACTTTCCGGTTGGATTCGCTCTCCCCAATTCTTGAAAACATTTCCCACCCCGATCTGTATTATTTAAAAGATAGCGGCATTTACACTGTTGCCGATACCGACCTTGCTGTCTATTCTATCATCGGTGACCGCAAAGATTGGCCGAAGGTTAGACAGTGCAAGTCGCCTAACAAGGTTGCCATTCTTCATGCACCGGTTGATGCGGCTCTGACAGACACCGGATTTACAGTCACGTCACGGCATGTGTCACTTGAAACATTCAATGGATACCACATGGTATTGCTTGGAGATATTCATCGGCATCAAACATTGCAAGAATATGAGGCGGCCAATAAGAAGCCATGTATCGTTTATGCTGGCTCACTCATTCAGCAAAATCATGGTGAAAAGTTAGAAGGACACGGCTGGTTGGAATGGGATGTCAAGAAACGCTCTTTTACACACCATGAGGTTCCGAACAAGTATGGTTTTGCCACGCTCATTATAGAAAATGGCAAGATACCAGACTTGTCGCACATTCCTGAGAATGCTCGACTGCGAGTATTCGTCAAAGATTTGGATGCAAGCAAAGTCAAGAAGATTGAATCTATTCTAAAGAAGAAATTCAATCTACAAGAGTTCATCGTCAATAAGATGCGTGACGATCAACTTCAAATTGGCAATCAGCATCATAGCACTGCTATGGTTGATGTGCAGAATGTTGATGTTCAGAATAAACTTATTGAGGAGTATCTCACCCGCCATTATGCTGTTGTTGATTCGGAACTGATGGAGCGAATTTTTGAGATTAACAAGGAATTGAACTCCAAAGTTGCTTTGGAGGATTTATCACGCAATGTTCGCTGGCGTCCGCTATTATTCGAGTTTAGCAATATGTTTTCGTATGGTGAGGGCAATGCCATAGATTTTGAATCTATGCAAGGTGTTCATGGTTTGTTCTCACCTAATGCGTCGGGCAAGACTGCAGCATTTGATGCATTCATGTTCTGTCTTTACGATAAGACGCCGCGTGCATTCAAAGCCTCGCACATCATAAATAATCGCAAGAATCGATTTAGGTGTCAATTGAAGTTTGAAATCAATGGTGTTGAGTATGGAATTCGCCGAGTAGGGATACGAAAACCCAATAATGATGTGAAAGTCGATGTGGATTTCTGGAAGATTGATGACGAGGGTGAGCAAGTTTCGCTTAACGCTGAAGATCGTCGAGCTACTGATGCTGTTATTCGCCGATATGTTGGGACTTATGAAGACTTCATTCTCACTAGTCTCAGTGTTCAAAATAACAACGCTCTGTTCATTGATAAGAGCCAGTCAGAACGTAAAGATTTGCTCAGCCAGTTTATGGGCATCAATATCTTCGATATGCTTTATAACCTAGCTCTTGACGAAATGAAGGAGAGCAAAGGTGCGTTGAAGCGTATGAGCAAAGAAGACTTCGCGCAGGAACTTGTTGTTGCTCAAGCCGAAATTGACCGGTTGCAGAATGACTATACGAAATATGAAACGGATAAAGACATCATTGGTGTCGAACTAACGAATATTGAACGAGATGTATCTTCGTTGTATGAATCGAAAGTTCCGCTCGACCTTACTGAAACGGATATTTCTAAACTGGATCGTGCTGCAGGGGATTTGGGACAAACACTCTCTACTCTCAGCGAACGCACGATTGATATAGATCGCAAACGAACTCGTTTACAAGAACAATCGGGCAGTTTGGCAAGCACTGTAACTGGTCTACACGGAACTACCGAGCGGTATGAGAAGTTGGTTACTGCACAACATGAATTTACTTCTATTGTTAACGAATTAGCATTGTTGACAAGACAGCTCGCAACGAGCCAAACACAACTCGACCATATTGTGACTCAAGAGTTCGACCCGGATTGTAAATTCTGCGTTCAGAACAATGGTGAATTGGTGCGGCATTCTAAGGCCATAAAGCAAGACCTAACTCAATTTCATCAGCGAGTAGGTATCTTAGAACCCCGGAAGCAAAAGTTGTCTCTCGTATTGGTAGATTTTGATGATGTATCTGCGGATTATACTGTAGAGAAGGAGGTTCTGGCATCCCTTCTATTGGCAGAACGGGAGTTGTTCGTTCATACCGCTAAGTTGAGTGAACTTAAGAGCACGATTACAACCAAGAAAGGAAATCTAAAAGATGTTGAGGACAAGATCAAGAAGTATCATCAGAACATTGATCAGATCAAGAAGAACACTATTATAGATCAAAAAATCGAAGCATTAGAACAGAAACAAAATGAGTTGCTCAATGAGCTCAAGACGTTGGATACGAAATTGCGTGGTTTGCATGGCAATCTTCAAGTTCAGAAAGAACGCAAGCGTAGTATTTTCGAACAGCTTGGTGAGATGGAAGAGATCGAAACGCTTATCAAAGCATACGAGTTCTATGTTGCCGCCATTAGGCGTGACGGTATCTCATATGAATTGATCTCGAAGATCATTCCGTCGATTGAGGCGGAGATCAACAATCTATTGTCACAAATAGTGGACTTCACCATTGCTCTTGAAGTGGATGGTAAGAATATCAACGGTCGCATCATCTATGACGATGATCGACATTGGCCGCTTGAGATGTCCAGTGGCATGGAACGGTTCATCGGCTCCCTTGCAATCCGAGTGGCGCTGATCACCGTGTCAAACCTGCCGAAGCCAAACTTCTTAGTTGTGGACGAGGGATTGGGTGTTCTGTCGTCGGAAAATCTAATTAGCATGCAAACGATGTTTGCGATATTGAAGAATCAATTCGACTTTATTGTCATCGTCAGTCACTTGGAAGCTGTTCGTGATATGGTAGATTCTCTCATGGAAATTCAGTTGGATAATGGTTACTCACGTATAAATTACTAATGATAATCTCTTAGATACGAATAACTAACAGGGCGCCTGAAGGAACCAGGGCGCCCTTTTTGTGCCCAACATTATAGGCGGTGTCTACTTATATGTTGAGGCATACCACCTTTTTGCTTGGGTTATTATGGCAAAAATCAAGTACTATCTACAAAAACAAAATCTAGACCAAGCCAGTGTCTTAATCAACGACCTTGAAGCGAACTCGCACTACTTTCAGCTTCGGGACGTTACGGACGTTCTTCACTCGGGTCGCCAAGGTTTTCTGATAGCAGGAAGCAATGCGTTAATAAATGACACCGAAGTGCTTATAGAGATCAAGGATGCCAATGGCGATCCGATCTTCCTATCTGCTGTTCGTAATTATGCCGAAGGCCGAGCCCGGTTCATTGCTATTGAAGTCTATGAAGATACACCGCCAGGCCCAGCAACTCTTACAATTCTTGGTGAGGCCGCTGTTGGTTTGGATGGCAGCCCCATTCCAAAAGAATGGCGCGGAAAATTCAATGTCAAGTATCAACGACAGTTTACGGTAGATTCTCTTCGCACCAACGATTCGAAGATTCGGGTATATACTACACCGCAACTTGTCGTCTCTGAGATATTATCTCCGTTCCGTAAAGCTATTACGGGCTCTCTCACTATCATTTCGGGAACACAAGCAGTCGGTGGTACGCTTCTGCGAATCATCAATTCTGCCAATCCAATCACCAACATCTACACGGTAAACACGCCGACTTTCCCGCTTAGCAAGAGCATGGAAGGTGGCTCATTTACTGCTTCTATTAATGAAGCGGCGTTCTTGGGTATTTTCACTAGTTCAATTCTGTTGGTTCTGAATGACGCCACCATGCAGCTTGAATCTAGTCTCATTGCTGCAACGGGGTCCGGCGCATTTAACAGCTACATTCCGTTTGCGGCAAGCGACTTCACGATCAGTTTCAAAGATACCGACGCGTTTTCGACTACTACGCTCACTCGCTCCTATGCCGACGTGAAGTTGCTCAACCTGAAGACTTTTTCTGGCGACGTCGCCAGAGCCAAGCTCTTCGTGCGCAGCCTCGACTCCGAGGGTGACTTCGAACCCGTAGCAGACCAGAAGCTCGAGCAGATGGAGCTCACCCAGACCTCGAGCGCAGCGCTCGGCCCGACCACCCGCATGGGCTACCTGTTCGACCAAGCAGTCATCGACGCGTTCTGGACCGCTGGCAGCATCACGGGCAGCATCCGCCCGCCGTATGTACCGGCCGCATCCATTCTCGTCACTCGGGACACTGCCAATCTCCTTGATTCTATACACATCTCTAATGTGCCGAGCTTGGCGGCAGGCACGGGTTCTGGCGCCGCTCCACAATATTTCATTGGACTGTCGGGCAGTGTATCACTTCCTTTCATAGCTGGATTGGAATATGTGTTCGGCATGGATTCGTTGTGTCTCAAGGATATTGACTCCTATGAGGCAAAACTTGCGGTGTATCTATCTGGCAGTGCATTTCCAAGTCTTGATATGCTTGGATATAAGGTCACCGAAATTAGTGTAGCCAATGGCCGAGCTCGCAGTCTTGATCTTGGAACTGCGGTCAATTTCACAGCACTGAATACAGGCGATGCAAAATTGTATTTCGTCATTACGGCTGGGGATTGGTACATCGCTGATCCGTTCATTGAATCTGCTTTCGAAACTGGATTCAACCCCGACAATGCAGAATTCTTGATTCCAATTGTTAACAAACGATTCGAGCACCTACAATTCAAAGCGCAACTATTTGATCCGAATAACAATGTCTATCCAGAAGATATTTTCTCCAACATCGTATTTTTTGATGGCGGTAACATGTTGCTTCGGGGTACTGACCATCGAGTAGAAGGTAAACTAACCGTCTCTCCATCGGGTAGTGGCGTTACCATTTCTTCGGTGGGATGGCTCGATGAAAGCGGCTCCCAGCAATCAGGTTCGGCAATATATTTGGGCCTAGGCCAGTTCTTCTCGAGCGGCACAGCAATATTGCTAGCAGAAGATGTATCGGGAAGCCCAAAGATTAGCATCGGTGACAAGCTCAAAGCTTACATCGATTCGGCCTCCGGCCAGTTCGTTCTCTACGTGAGCGGCACGATCAGTGGATCAATAGAAATTGCCGCTAATTCGATCACTGCTGATAAGCTTGATGTAGATGTATTGAGCGCTATTACCGCAGATATGGGCGAATTGACCGCTGGTATCATTCATAATATAGTGGATGATGCGGGTATTCAATTTTCGACTGGATCATTTTGGCAAGGCTGGAACAACTTCATCAACATGGCAGCAACCGGATCGCAGGTATTTTTGCAGACATCCGGTGGTGCAATCCAAGCTACCGCCGACGGTGATGTTACCCTCCAAGGTAATGTCAACGCATCAACTCTTGTGGTTTCGACTGATGCTCACATCAACACGCAGTTGGCAGTGCGGTCATTGCTCGTTGCTACTGATAACGTATGGAACACTATAGATAATAGATTGAAAATGGACGGTGGCGACCTGTTCATTTACGCTAGTGGAAGTCTTGACTCTGATAATCCGATATTGACTATTAAATCATTTTCGGTCTTTGCAGGAACACAGTCTGGGTCTAGCACGACCAACGAGCAAGATACGTTCTGGAATAAAGTAGCTGATCAAGTCATTCTGACGATTAATGGGACTACGGAAGGTTCTGATCCTGCGTTCAATAGTTTGACTGGATCAACCAGTGTTGATGCTATCGATGATCAGTATACCGTCCGATATGCACTGCGACTCAATACAAGCGACATGGTAAAAGAAATTGGCAAGTTTTCAAGTGTTGTTGCTACTGGATATCTTGATTATCGTGTTGCTGACACCGGAAGTTGGACGAACGTAAAGACGCATACAATTACTCATGCATTTGATGCGCTGGCGACGGGATCAGACTTTTTGTTTCCTGATTCTGATATTTCGGCGGGAAATTTATGGACATCAACAGAAGCAACGCTTTGGGAAGCGCTTGATGAAGTATCTCCAAGTGATGTTGATTTCGTTTCTAGTGGCGACCCAGCGGATACATTCATTGTAGGCATGACCAATCCAGTTAATACGCCGACGGGATTAAATCGCAAAATTAGAGTACGACATCAGATTGATATTGTGGGCGGCACCGATGTTCTGGTCGGCGATACTGCACTCATTCTTTACGAAGGTACTACGTTTAAAGAAAGTTGGGGAATTAGCCCAGTCCCCGGGTATCAGACGGATGAATTTACAATAACTTCATCGATTGCTAATTACAACGATCTTCGAGTTGGAGTGATCACCGACTCGGGTCTAGTAGATGATCTCATTGATGTTTCGTGGATACGAATAGAATTACCATTTTCAAACGCAAATACCTTCGGTTATAGTCCCGACGAAACACAAAATTTTGCCGATACAGTCACCGTGGCCGGGCCGCCCTCCTATGTTGAATTCCGACTTCGTGTCCAACAGGCACGTACCGGAGACACTCTATCTGGAGCAAGCACTGCATCTATCTCTGGTAGCACGACTACAGGTATAACCTGGATATCTTCCGCGGGCGGTGACCCCGGTTTGTTAACACATCGCAATCTACGATTGTTCTCGTCAGGCGGCCACGAACCGCATTTGAGTTATGCACCCGGTCCCGCAACGTTGGTTCCGCCCATTGAATCCGGCTCCGAGGGGGATAACATATGGATATCTGGTTCGGGACCGTATTGGTATCTACCAAATGGTATTGGTTGGACCGGCCTCAGTTCGTCGGGCTCAAACGCATCATCGTCATATGCAGTGACCGCATCGTTTGCGGAGACCGCATCGTTTGCGCTCAATGGTGGAGGCAGCGGCGGCACGTTCCTGATCGTAGGAACTTCTCTTCGCGGCGACATTCCACTGGTCACTAACGGCATTGCAAGTGGTTCTGTTCAGACCGGCTCGTTCAGTCTGAGCAAGGGTTTCATTCTCTATCGGGTGTCCAGCAGTGTTGAGTCGCGCGTCCGCCTCTACTCAAGTGCGAGTTTCCGCAACACGGACTTGACGCGCTCAATTGGCGTCGATCCGGTGTTGGAGCACGGAGTCATTGTTGACTTGGTGTTGTCAGGTTCGCCGAACTTCCTCGTCTACAACCTAGCTCCATATGTCATTGGTGTAGATGCTCAACCAACGCCCGATGGGCAGATTTCCTACACGATCAATGACCTTAGCGGAGTAGCAGCAACTCACAGCTTGTCGTTTACGATACTTCCGCTTGAGGCAAATGCACTTTCCGCCAGTCTTATTGAGAGTGCGTCATATGCTTTGACGTGTTCGTTCTTTGCCGGACCATCAATCCCAAGTTCGTCTTATGCAACGACGTCCTCGTTTGCTGAAAGCGCTTCCTTTGCAGTGACCGCATCGGCAGCGACCAGTATCACATTCGTTCCTGCCACCGCATCGTTTGCAGTGACCGCATCGTTTGCGCAGAGTGCGTCATTCGCAGAAACAGCAAGTGCCGCAACGAGCATTACTTTCACTCCAGCAACCGCGTCCTTTGCAATAACCGCATCGTTGGCAGTGACGGCATCCTATGCAGTGTCTGCCTCTTCGGTGTTGAGCGCATCCTACGCCGTCACATCCAGCTTCGCAGTGAGTGCGTCCCACGCGCAGACCGCCGCCTCGGCAGACCTCGCAACCAGTGCAGTCACTGCGCTGACAGCATCAAACGCCGACACCGCATCGTTCGCAGACCCGGACCTGTTCACAGCACACCACCCAATCATCACGGTGGATGTCAATCCATACGCCGTATCCTTTGATGACTTTACGGTTCTTATTGACGCAAGCAGTGGTTCGTCTCCGTATAAGGTTACACTGCCGGCAATAGCTGACTTCATGCGAGGGCCGGCATCAAAGGTGGTCAATATTATCAAGATAGACGCAGGAGCAAACTTTGTGGATGTGGTGCCATCGGGATCGGAAACGCTTATTGGTGACCCATCGTTTTCCCTGGTGGATCAGTATGAGGGCGTCACGCTTCAACCTTCGTCTTCTGTTTGGTTCATTGTTTAACTGTGGTCGTGTCAACCCCATGAGGTTGACATTCGTCCTGTCAACTTTAGAAGGTTGACACCATATCAACCCCTTAAGACGGGATATGTATAGACGGTATGACATTTAGAAAGAGCTCTATTACTCAAGAAGGCATGGAGGCTACTGGTAGTTTTTCGGGTAGTTTCACAGGGCAAATCGCCGGCACCTCGTCTGTAGCGGTCAGCACGTCGTATGCCTTGACTGCATCCTTTGCGACCACGGCATCGTTCGCAACTACCGCAAGTGCGGCAGACAGCATCACCTTCACACCCGCCACGGCGTCCTTTGCGGTCACTGCTAGTGCGGCAGATAGTATCACTTTTACACCCGCAACCGCATCATTTGCAATATCTGCTTCGCACGCAGAAGTCGCTGACGCTGTTTCTGGAACCATTACTTCTGCGTCATTTGCAGAGACGGCATCATTTGCGGTCACTGCAAGTGCCGCCGACAGCATCACATTTGTCCCTGCCACGGCATCGTTCGCGACAACGGCGTCATTTGCAACTACCGCATCATTTACAGCAACGACCGCAGTCACGTCCGCATCCTACGCAGCAACCGCATCTGCTGCATCACCGACATTCGTTGTCGGTGCGGACCCTGGCGGCGCCGCCCTGCTTCGCATCAGCGCGGTTGCAGATGCAGCAGAAGGGCTGCATATGGGCAACGTCGATGGAAACATCAACTATGCACTCCTCGACGGCCTACGCATCAGTGGCGAAGACACTGGCAATACGATTTACAACGCAACGCGCGATATTGCTATCACCCGAGACACTGGCGGATTTATTCGGTTGCAGAGGCAAGGTGAAACCGCAATCGGGTTGTCTGTGGATACTACGACCGGTGCGGTCATCGTCGGCACTGACCCGGGTAGTAATCAGGCATTACGTGTTGGTGGCGACATCAACCTTGGGAACGGCAAGAACATTTACTTTGGTACGTCGTCTACTGACTTCCGACTCCGTGACAGCGCCGGCTCGCCGACAGCATTGGAAGTCATCACCGGTGACGCCTCAAACTACGCCAACTTTCGAGCGCTCCGACTCTATGGCACGGCCGCCATTATCGCCGGTACCGATCCAGGCGGCCCGGAACCGTTGCGCATTGGTGGCGGCGCGTTTTTTGATGGCGCAGTTTCCATGTCGCAGAACACCGATCTTGGCCCTTACAAGCAACTTATTATCGCGAATATAGGATTGACCGCAGGATCAAACGCTCAAGACCGAGAGATGGGCGCTGTTGAGTTTCGCACAGTCACGGATACCCGAGTTGTTCGTCTGGTTGGCTACATCAGTGGTAGTGATGCAGGCACGAACCTCAATAGCTTCAAGATCATTGTTGGCAACACGGATGTTCCACTTAAGGCGTTTAATATAAGCTCTGTTGGTAAAGTAGATATACTGGTGGGCCCGCTTGTTATTGGAAGCGACCCAGGCGGCAGTGGTTTCTTGCGAGTGGGCGGCGAGATACGTATTGGCAGCACGGCCGACGCCAAGATCACACAGACCAAGCTCAACGCAGGAACAGATGAAAAGGTATGGGATTGGTTACTGACTGCTACGCAGCTGCAAGGCCGCGCGGTCAATGATGCCGACAACAACGCTAACAACTGGATCACAATCACGCGATCAGGTTTTACCGTTCCTACCGTTGCGTTCCCCAACGGTGCAGTCGTCATCGGCAGTGATCCTGGGGGCGCAGCGTCACTTCGCATCGGCGCGGTCGCAAATGGTGATGAGGGGTTGCGCATGGGCGCGGTGGACGGAATACTCAACTATGCACTCATAGATGGCCTGCGCATCAGTGGTGAAGACACTGGCAATACGATTTACAACGCTGGTCGAGATATTGCAATCACCCGAGACACCGGTGGATTCGTCCGATTGCAGAGGCAAGGTGAAACCGCAATCGGGTTGTCTGTGGATACTACGACCGGTGCGGTCATCGTCGGCACTGACCCGGGCGCAGGTCTCTTGCGAGTTGGTGGCGGCGGCATCACAATGAACGGAGAAGGCAACGCCTTTGTGTGGGACGCCAGCAGCCTGCGTCGAGCCGGATTAGTCAAACAGAGTGGCCTCGCTCCGGAACTCCGCTACACCAGCAGTATCGATCTTGCAGTACGCCGAGTGACGGCCGGAACACTGGAAGCACCATCTACCAGCGATCTCCCGTTTCGATTCTTGGGAACGGGTGGAGTGACCGGCTCCTTGGACGATGGGTCAACGTTGAAGTCTGCACTTGCCGGCGTGGTCGTCAGCACCAGCAATCCTGCAACAGAAGATTACCCACAAGGAACGATCTGGGTGAAATACTAAGATATGACTTTCTATGCTCGTGATGCAGAGACGTGGCGCACTGGCAGTGCGCTTTTCGTTCGGGACGCCAATGTCTGGCGCACTGGATCGGCCGCATGGGTCCGTGATGTAGAGGAATGGCGCCAGTTCTTTGGAGGAGTGGAACCGTCACTGGTGACCGCCGTCGCGTCCGTCTCTCAACAAGGTACGCAGTCTGGTGGTAACTGTATTGATCCCTATATTTTCAGTGTGGAATGGACTATAGCCAATTCTTCTGCTGGCTACACTATTAGCATTGATGCGGGGTTTGATTTGAGCACGCCACCATCGGTGTCTAGCGTAGCAACCGGGCTCGCTCTTGCAAGTAGTCCTTATGCAGATACGTGGGAAGGATTTTATTTTGATGCCGGAGAAACGCAACGCTATTATAGAGCGCTCGTCAAGATCATTCGCACCAGCGACAGCGGCATAGTGTCCGCGAAATTTACCAATATCTTGTCCACCGAAATTGTTGGCGAGTGCACCGTCTAATGGGATGTAGATGTGCCGAACGAGCACGAATCGTTCTCGGAAAATTAGGATATACATTAGGTTCTGATGGAAGTTGGCGTAATCCGAATGGTCATTGTATTATAGATGCCGACCTTGAGGATAGGCATACACGGATTACGGTTGCTGCATTGTGGTTACGCTTTAAGAGCGAAATGACCGCAACGGAACCATCCGGCGCATCATAGGACATTTGCGTCAGCATTGGATATGTATAGAGGTAGCATAATCGTTACTAACAAAGGGAGTAGTTTTATGAGTGAAACAGCAAAAGTAATTACCCGATATAAGTTGAGTGAAGTTCAATTTCGATTGCTTATTGACGCACAACTTCGTTTTGATGGGATCAATTCTCAACTGGATGCTGCTCGAACGCACCTAACTCAAATTCAATCATTGGTGTTTGACGCGCATGGTATAACAGAAAGATCGGAAGTACAAATGGACCCGAAAACACAGGAATTGCTAGTTACTGCAGTAGTTCCGACGCAAGAGAAATAACCTATGGGAATTGGCACGAGTTATGTAGCAACTGCTCAAATCGTGGTGGCTGCTGACCTCAATCAGTGGGCACGAAAAATGCACGAGTCTATTCTTATGGTAGGCTTGACCGACTCATCGGCGTCTGCTGCCATTTCTGACTTCAGCACATTGCCTGCCCCGCCAGCGGCAAACTCTGCCTCGGGGTTCAAAGTCTATGAATTCAACGATGCTCTGCAAGCATCCTTGCCCATTTATCTCAAGATAGAATGGGGCACGGGCGTCACCGCCGCTACCCCCGGTATATGGTTATCGGTTGGCACGACGTTCGACGGCGTTTCCAATGTCACTGGCAGCTTACCATTCATGTCTAGAAAACAGCTAACAAATGCCGCAACTACAACTAACGCTTGCCAGTTCTTCACGGGCGGTTCTGGGAGTTATCTCTCTGCCACTGGACCAACTCGCAACTTGGAAACACAAGCCGATGGACCCAACACTTTTACGTTTTCTGTTGAACGATTCAAAAATGCAGACGGTACTGATAATGCTGGCGGCGCCGTTATTGCATATTCTACGACACGCACAACCTTTGCGTTTCTCACAATGCCAGCAACCGGAAGTATTCCAACGGCAGAGACGATATGGCCCGCGATGATCGGATCAGTAGACCCGAATACTCAAGATGGTAGAGGAATTGTATCGCCACTGTATCCGATTCCAGCACTTAGCCAAAACCCGATGTTGGGATTCCTGGTTAGTCAAGACAGTAACTTTCGTGATTTGGATATTATTCCAATAGAAGTATATCCGGGTGTTAGAGCTACCTACGTTAAACTTACCCCAAATTGTGCCGGAACAGTCGCGGGTGTAAGCACTGCAATAGCACTAATACGATGGACATAACATGACCGCATTGTTGGGTTCGGTTCTATGCACTAATGCCGATTCGGCTAGTTTTCGCGCGTGGACGGAGTTCGTTCACAATCAAATCACTGGCAGTGGAATGCTTTATATTCCTGTCAGTGGTGACATAGATTTCGCGACAGTAGATGCACCAGCAACGACCAATGAAAAAACGGGATTTAAGTTGTATTCGTTCAATGATGCATTACAGTCAACAACTCCCATTTATTTTCGGTTGGATTATGGAAGTGGTGCAGCCACCGCGCGTCCGACTATCTATTGTATTATCGGATTTAGCCATGCGTCGGGGTCCATTCGCCATACCGGTTCTCTCGGGGACACTTATGTAACCGGTGCAGGCAAAGGTATTTTCATTGATGAGTTTGTCATTGGAACTGCTGGAACTACTGCAACGGCGCATAGTCATTCGTGGAGCGGCGACGGTTCATTTGTAATGGGTGCCTTGTGGTGGACATTGGCAAACTCTCGCTGTCTGTTTTCACTCGAACGTACGCATGATGAAAGTGGCAATTCTGATGGCCGAGGTGTGATTGCGGTATTAGGCGGAAACGGCGTTCGGGAAGCAGCCGTTTTGTATCTTGATTCTGGCAGCGGCCAGACGTTGGTTCCTACATGGTCCACTATCATGGGTACTCGAAACCCGGCCGCCGCATCGGGCTCGACTGGCACGGTTATTCCTATTAGCATGTTTACTGTCTATGGTGAAAGAACAACGGAGACATCATATAATCTCATAGCAATGACGCAAAACGAGTTTTCGCAATGGAAAGACATTTTTGTCAATCTCAATGATCAGATTATTCCGTTTCGTATCTACGATAGCGTCTTCCGCCCAGCAGCCGACTTTACTAACGGTCTCACACAAGCTCTTGGCTTAAGGTTTCAAGATTAATGCTAATACGATACGTGAGACGGGGAATCAATACCGGCAATGACACAGGCGAATCAGCCACCGTTCAAGTCACTTCATTAACCAACTTGTATTATGCAGCAGTCTCTACGAGTGTTTCAACGAGTTTTGCGCAAGCGGGCCTGGCTGGTACAGCGTCTATATCGGTGAGTGCGTTCATACCGCCTACCTTTACGTCATTGACAATATTGGATGGCAATTTTTCGGTTATTGAAGAACTTACCGGCTCGTTCGTATCAGGAAATATTTTTGGTGGTGACAAGTTTCATTGGAGTGGATCGTGTTCTTTGTTTACGATAGGACATCCAACACAATCGTTGATTGCTGTGAGTGGTGCACTGGCATATCCAGTTCCATTAACCACCATAATTTCCGGCGCCGCCGCTGCGGCAGTTCCGACGGAAGGTCAAGTGTTTCCGCGTGGAGTATTTTCATGAAAAATCCATATGATGTAGGGAATCAAGTTGGTAACACACTTGCGTCAAAGTTGGTCACTGAAGCGGGCAAGATCAATAAACGAATCATTGCTGTCTATGCTGGTCGATTCCAACCATTTCATATGGGGCATTATTCCATCTATAAGATGCTGGTCAGTAAGTTTGGTGCTGGCAATGTCTATGTTGGCACGAGCGACGTAGTAAGCCCACCATCTTCACCGTTTTCGTTTAGTGAAAAAAGAGACATCATATCCCAAATGTTTGGTATTCCTGCCGATAAGATTCAGCAAGTCAAGAGTCCATTTGCACCGGAAGAGATTCTCAATAAGTTTGACTCGAACACCACCGCATTTGTCACTGCATTTGGTTCTAAAGATGTTGGTCGCCTGGGTGGAAAGTATTATACGCCCTGGAAGGGTAACAAAAATTTGGACGGCTATTTGGAACGAGGGTATTACATTGTAGCACCCGAATTTCACATGGATGTTGCGGGGAAGAACATCAGTGGCACTGCAATTCGTTCGGTTTTTGGTGACCCGCATACTAGTGTGGATGCAAAGAAGTCACTCTTTAAGAAGTTGTATGGCAAGTGGAATGCCCATGTATTTGAACTCATCACATCAAAACTCAATTCGGGTGTCGGAGAAGGCATAGATATGATTAGCAGAGTATTAGTAGAACGATATCGCCAACGCAGCTTACTTCGGGAAGGCGGCGCGGCAGGTCATATGGCACACCCATTCGATGACTTCAACTTGACTTTTGGTGACCTCAAGCGCATCGTTGAACTAGGCCTCAGCGGTCAGCTCAACGTAGAGTCGCCCGTCACCGAGAAGTTGGATGGACAGAATATATCGGTCAGTTGGCGTGATGACAAAGGTGTCATTTTTGCTCGCAACAAGTCGCACATGAAAGATGGTGGTTTGAATGCAATGAATTCTCAACAGGTTGCACAAATGTTTTCTGGACGCGGCGAGCTGTCTAACGCATTCTCTTATGCAGCATCCGATCTTGACACGGCCATTAGTAAGTTGTCAGCAAAACAAAAAGACAAGTCGTTCGCTCAGGGAAATCGGTGGATGTCTATTGAGATCATTTACTCAGCAACGCAAAATGTCATACCGTATGGCCAGAATATGTTAGTATTCCATAATGCTTTTTCGGCAGACAGGGAGGGTAATGCTCTCGACGTTATTCCTGATACGGGCAGGATGCTTGACGGCATGATCCGGCAAATAAATCAGAATGTGCAGAAGACGTTTACATTCGGCGGCCCGGTGGTGGTTCAGTTGCCTCGCTCAGAAAATTTCGCGCGCCGGAAGGGTTACTATTTCGGTCGTATTTCTAAATTACAAGACCAGTTTGGGTTGAGTGATGCCGATTCAGTAATGATGTGGCATCAGCATTGGTGGGAGAGCTTCATTGATGCACAAGCTACTCGAATGAAGTACGCAATGTCCAACACGGTGAAAGCCGGATTACTAAAACGATGGGCGTTTCAACAAACTGGCACATTTTCTGTCAATGACATGAAGCAACAGATAATCAATGCACGCCTGTCAGTACAAAACCAAATACGCGCCAAAAAGTTTCTTGATTGGGCATTAGAATTTGACAAGTCTAACAAAGAAGAGCAATTCAAGAAGAACATTGCTCCGTTTGAGTTGATCTTTCTCCAGCTTGGTGCGGACATTCTACAGAATGCACAGGGACTACTTTCAGTTTCTCCGGGCGAAGCAGCAGCATCACTTCGTAAAGAACTGAAAGCGGCCACAACGACACTTCGCAATACGACTGATGTCAAACAGTTGGGAAAAATCAGAGATCAGTTGTCTAAGATCAATGCAATCGGGCTAGATAAGCTGGTTCCGACCGAAGGCATTGTATTTATGTATGGTGGAAAGATTTACAAGTTGACAGGTGCATTTGCGCCGCTCAATCAAATACTCGGCATTATAAAGTATGGAGGACGGTAATGTTTGACATCAAAAAGTTCATCGTGGAGAGCAGAGTGGCCGACGACGTACGTATTTTGAAGACCGCTGGGTTGAAGATAGGACAAAAAGTGACATATAAAGGAATGATCGCAACCGTGACCAGAGCATTTAGAGATAAGGGGGATGATGTAATAGAAATATCTACTTTAAAGAGCAATAAATTGGTGCAGCTCGCCTCTTATGAATGGCCACAAATTAAGAAACACTAAGAAAGGATAGGTTATGGCAGAATATCAACCGTGGGAAACCCCCAATCAGAAAATTGAGGATGCACTTCCAAAGAGAAATACGATTGATCTTGAAAAGGGCATGGGTGCGTTACGTGCCGTTCGGGAAAAGATGGGCGGCGTTCTCAAGAAAGATCAAGCACTCAAAGTCAGTACTTACGTCACTCCTACTACTGATCACAAAGAAGGTGATGTGTGGGAAGAAAATGACAAGAAATGGACAATCAAGCACGGCATCAAGCAGACCATCAGCAAACTAGCTGGTGCTAGAAAACCGTTCTTCTGCCCTCAATGCGAACGCATACTCCGAGGGAAAGCTGATGATCGCATGTGGATTCTCCACGGAAAATGTCATCGCTGCGTCATTGAAGGAGAAACCACGATGCGGCTCGCCGGAACATGGGAAGCCTATGAACGTAGCCGCATGCTTGCCAATGCCATCGCGATGGCTAAGGATGTCATTCAGGAGTTTACAGCATACAAAGATGCTATTGGTAATCCAGAAATTCATTTTGCCGACGGTCGCATCGAAACGTGGAAGATTGATTCCTCACAAATCAAGCAAGATATACAAACGTATATTGAACAAATTGAGGAATGGCTTAAGGAGTTACTTAATGAGCAACAAAATACTCAGCATTTGGACTAATCTCAATGGCACGGCAAAGATTGTTCTTGCCGTAGCAGTAGTTGTGGTGGCAGGAATGGCGTACAAGAGTTGTGCCAGTGACAAAGCAATGGACAGGTGGCGTCATAAGTATGATGAATTCCGAGCCGCGGCTGCGGCCGCGACGCATCACGCTGATTCGCTCCAAGTAGTTGCTAATGCAGCGCTCGCTCGGGCAGACACGGCCGACGCACATGCAGCAATTTTGACTGTACATATCACAGAGCGTGACAGCACCATCGCCAAGCTCAAGCAACAGGCTACGGTAGTGCATGGAGCAAACGACTCGACGTTTGCATCATTAACACACGGTCAACCAGAAAGCACAGTCGTTGCACAGAATCCAGGATCAGCAGCGTGGATTCATATTACATTCCGTCTTCGTGAAGAGAATGACTTACTTCGTGTAACGAATGATATGCTTTCTGTTCAAGTAGTAGAATTACAGCAACGGGATTCTCTCCGGCTGACGAGCATTATGGAGTTGAAGAAATCTGTAGCAAGCCTACAAGAACGAGGCGATTCCTTGCAAGTTATCGTCAGTAGTATCCCAACTGCACCACCACGCGAAAAGTTTTTATTCATTCCATTACCGAGCCGAAAGATGTCATTGTTTGTTGGTGTAGGATTGGGCGTTGTTGGTAGTGCGTTGGTTAATAAATACATGGTGAAATAATGACTGCTCCAACTTCACAAACAACGCAGTTGCGTGATATTATCAAAAAGGAATACAAGAAGTGTATTGTTGACCCGATTTATTTCATGCGCAAGTATTGCGTAATTCAACATCCTCTGCGCGGCAAAATTCCGTTCAATCTGTACAAATTTCAAGAAGAAACCTTGAACGGTTTCCTCGATCATCGATTTAGTATTGTGTTGAAAGCAAGACAGATTGGTCTATCAACTTTGGTGGCTGGGTATGCGTTATGGCTGATGCTGTTTACGAATGATCAAAACGTACTAGTTATCGCTACAAAACAAGATACAGCAAAGAACTTGGTCACAAAAGTTCGAGTTATGCACCAGAACCTGCCAGTATGGCTCCGAGGAGATTGTATTGAAGATAATAAGCTTTCACTAGCATTTTCCAATGGTTCGCAAATCAAAGCTATCGCAAGTAGCCCGGACGCCGGCCGTTCCGAGTCACTTTCTCTTCTCATTCTTGACGAGGGGGCGTTTATTGATGGGGCCGAGGACATCTGGACGGCCGCATTTTCTACACTCTCGACGGGTGGTAAAGGCATTATTCTTAGCACGCCAAATGGTATGGGTAACTTTTTCCATAAGACATGGATCGCAGCTGGCGTTGGTGAAAATAACTTTTTTCCAATCTTCTTGAATTGGGCTGTTCATCCTGAACGTGATCAAGTATGGCGTGATGAACAAACCAAGCAATTGGGTGACATTGGTGCTCGCCAGGAACATGATGCCGACTTCATCGCTTCCGGCAATACCGTCATTCCAGGCGATATCATTCAATTCTATCGTCAGACCTTTGAGAAACCACCTATCGCAAAACGTGCCTTCGACAACAATTTGTGGGTGTGGGAATATGCAACTCCCACCAAAGCCTATATGGTAGTTGCTGACGTAGCACGGGGCGATAGTAATGACTATTCTGCATTTCACGTTATTGAATTGGAAAGCGTGACGCAGGTGGCAGAATATCGTGGTAAGATCGGAACGAAAGAGTTTGGTGCCATGCTCGTTGCTATCGCCACAGAATACAACGACGCATTACTTGTTATTGAAAACTCGACGGTAGGCTGGTCTGTTCTTCAAGTCGCCATTGATCGAGGGTACAAGAACCTATTCTACATGGAAGAGGATTGGCACTTTGTCGATGCAAAGCACCCACGGCAACGAACCACCAAACGACGTTACTTTGAGCGAAAATCGGTTCCGGGGTTTACTACATCTGTTCGTACTCGGCCGCTTATTATCTCTAAGTTGGATGAGTATATGCGTGATAATGCTGTTGTCGTTCAATCTCAACGCACTTTGGAAGAACTAGAAGTTTTCATTTGGAAAGGCAGTCGTTCAGAAGCAATGGAAGGATACAATGATGACTTGGTAATATCACTGTCTATCGCGCTGTGGGTTCGAGACACGGCGTTGCGCATGCGGCAGCATAGTGATGCGCTTACGCGCACAGCACTTGATCACATGTCGCATCATACTCAATATGAGGGTATTTATTCGCCGCAATCGCCAGTAAATGATCCCTACCGTATGCCGTTGGGCGGCCCGACGCGGCTCAATGATACGGAAGATCTCCGGTGGTTGCTCGATTGAAAGTTTACAAACTAGACTGTTTCACTAACTACTTATAGTTGGTGTGTTTACCGGAGCTATACGATGATACATTTGAAGAAACTAGTCCTGAATGAAGAAGAACTCGAAGGCAGTCCTATTGACGGCAAGACGAAAACTGCTGCTAAGAACTTTATTCATTCTAAAGTGGACAAGTTCACTAAGGGCAAATTTAGTGACGATTTTTGGAAGCCTGTGCAAGCTATATGGAAGGAATTAGAAAAGCTACGTATCAAGGTTTACATTCAAAATGCGTTCTACGATCAGGACATTACCACGTATTCTGATGGGTCACGATTTCTCACTCCTATTCGCAAGACATACATTTTTAAGATTGACTTCATCAATCAGAACGATAAACAAGATTCTCTATTTGGCAGAGTTGTGTGTGAGGGCACTGGCCCCGCGAATGCTCGCCTTGATAGTTATGATGTGGTGCTGTCACTCTCCTAATGCCAACCATCGTCAAGACGGGTAATGACGGCGCCAAGCGCAAGCAACTCCCGCAGATTCCACAGGATAAAATTCCTGAGTTCATACGATACTGTCAAACACTCAGTTATCCTGAACAACGTAACCCCTCTCGTGGTGGCGCTTCGGGCGGCAACTATTACAACGTCAGTCATCGCACCGATGTTGCAGTCAACGCAGTAAAATTACCGATCAAAGCACTAAAGCCTACACAGAATGAGTTCAATGTAGACAAAATGAAAGGAATGATGAAGGATGTAGAGAAGTTCAAGAACGACATCTTCATCGTTGATCAAGACAATCACATTATGGATGGGCATCATCGTTGGGCGGCAATGAAAGCGGTCGATCCTAACATGTTGGTTAGAGTCGTTCGGATTCAGATACCGATTGACGATCTCGTCCGAGCCGGTCATGATTTCGAGGGATCGTACATTAAGGGGATCGCTGAGATGATCAAGTTAACGAACCTTGTTCCCAAGCGCATTCGTGAGCATTGTGGACATTGCCCCAAAGATCGTATATTGAAAACGGAAGACGTATTCACGCCCACGCCTGTTAGCTCTGAAGTAGCACAGCAAGTAGCACAAAAACTTGGCCTTACGAAGTTTGATGTAGAACAACTTCGTATGGGCATGGAAGTGGAACAAGAACATCTTGAAACATTGAAGAAAGCACAATCAACCATTGATCCGAACGAAGCAACCGCATTGATCGCATCGGATCATCTTAAAGAACTACCAGATTATTACACTCGTCTCAAGAAAATGGAAGGCGAGTAAGGTTACAACGCAGAGGTGAAACATGGCACCACCAAGCACATCCCTATTTCGTAGACTAAAGCGACTGTTCAGCACAAACGTTATTGTGCGCAACGTCGGCGGCAGCAAACTCAAAGTTGCTGACACTAGTCGTATGCAGGCATTTACAAGCCGCACTCTCTACGACCGATACAACAGAATCCACTATCAGCACTTCGGCCCCCACACGGCGAATAGAACTGAACATGGTCTAGCGTATCAGGGAGCCCGATTGCAGTTGTTCCGTGATTATGATATTATGGACAATGACGCAATCATCGCATCAGCACTGGACATTTATTCAGACGAAACCACCATTCAATCTGAAATGGGTGAATCTCTTGTTATTGAGTCTCCTGACGAAAATATCCGTGAGATTCTACACAATCTTTTCTACGACATCTTGAACATTGAGTTCAATCTTTGGCCGTGGATTCGAAACATGTGTAAGTATGGAGACTTCTTCCTGTTTCTTGAGATTACGGAGAAGTATGGTATTGTCAATGTCCTGCCGCTTTCCGTCTATGATACCATTCGAGTTGAAGGTGAGAATCCAGCGAATCCGTATGAAGTTTATTTCCAGACACTAGGCGTTCAAACGCCTCGTGACCGATTTGAAAATTACGAGATTGCGCATTTTCGTCTATTGGCAGACAGCAACTTTTTGCCGTATGGTAAGGCAATGATTGAGCCGGCTCGTCGAACATGGAAGCAGTTGCAGCTCATGGAAGATGCAATGTTGGTCCATCGACTTGTGCGCGCGCCAGATCGTCGTATTTTCAAAGTTGACATTGGCAACCTTCCGCCGTTGGAGGTTGATGCATTTATGGAGAGGCTCATCAAGAAGATGCAGAAGACGCCTCTCATTGATCCACAAACCGGCGATTACAACCTCAAATTCAATTTAATGAATGTCATTGAAGACTTCTATCTGCCCGTGCGCGGTGGGGACTCGGGCACACAGATAGAAAACCTCAGTGGTCTTACTTTCAATGCTACTGAGGACGTAGAATACCTGCGCAACAAGATGATTGGTTCGCTCAAGGTGCCTCGCCCATTCCTTGGTTATGAGGAGCAAATCGCCGGCAAAGCAACATTGGCAGCAGAAGATGTTCGGTTCGCTCGAACGATTGAACGCATTCAGCGCATTGTGCTGTCAGAGCTAACCAAGATTGCCATCATTCATTTGTTTGCACAAGGACACACAGATGAATCGTTGGTCAACTTCAGTCTTGATTTAACTAATCCATCGACCATTTACGAACAAGAGAAGATTCAGTTGTGGTCGGATCGTGTTCGCCTTGCTACCGAAATGCAGAACAGCAATATGGTCAGCAGTGATTGGATATACGACAATGTGTTTGGTATGAGTGAAGATGAAGTTGAAGAGCAGCGCAATGCAGTCGTTCGAGACAAGAAGCGGTTGTTCCGCCTCCAGGCCATTGAGCGTGGGGAAGACCCAGCCAACGCCGCAGGCACGCAGGGTCAGCCGGGCGAAGCCGTCCCAGGCGAAGAGCAGCACGGAGCAGACGAGAAGCCCGCTGGTGGGGCGGACCTCTCTGGGCTCCCTTCGGCCGAAGCGGAGCCAGAGGCCGAGCAGGAAGGCGTCATCGCCGACGCAAAAGTTGGCCGGCCGCGCGAGGGTGCGGCACTCGGGACTGACCGACACTACCTCGGCCGCGACCCGTTCGGTCGCAAGGAGAACCAGAAGGCGCTTCACCGCGACCCGGAAGGCGGCGAACTCGGCAGACGCCGCAAGGGTCTCGCCCGTGAATCGCTCGAACTAAAGCAATTTGTCAAGTCTCTGTCGAAGAAGCTCGGCGAAGTCAAGAAGAACGAGGAGCAACTGCTTGCAGAAAGCAAGAAAAATAGCTACATGGACGAGGAAGGATTGAACGCAGCAGGCGCCGACATTGAAAATTAAGGATAATGTGATTATAAAGTAGTTGAGTTATACTTATCGGAGAGGGTATATAACAATACGGGAATGACTTAATGATTCGCCGGATATACCATTGGAGCAATCTATGAAATCAGCATGCGAAAGTAAAATTGGTCGAGGAGTCACTTATGCGTAAGTCCGTTGGTCATTCCAAATATCGTAACACGGGCATACTTTTCGAGTTGCTGACCAGACAAGTCACAGCTGACACGTTGAATGGCCGTGAAAATTCGCCAGCGCTGAACATTATTAGAGAGTATTTTAAGCCAACCACGGAGTTAGGCAAAGAGTTGCAACTGTATCGAGCATTGCTCGAAGCAACAAATTTGTCCGAACCTCGTGCATTGAAGCTTATTGATCTGGTATTGGATCAACGCAAGAAACTTCGTGACTCTAAACTTAACGAACAAAAATACGGCTTAATCAAGGCCGTTAGGGATGCATATCCATTAAAGGACTTTTTGTCGTCTAAGATTCCTGATTACAAAATTTTTGCTTCAATCTATAAAGTGTTTGTTTGCGAATCCACCGGTAACTTTGACGCTCGCGATGTCAGCGATCTTGCAAAGTCCCGGTTTACTATTGTCGAACATATCGCTGCAAAGGACAACGCCGAGGAGCGCAAAAAGGCGACTCTCATTGAAAGCTACAAGGCCGAGGCTGAAGAAGTCCGGTTGTTGAGCTACAAGATTCTCGTTGATCGGTTTAACGAGAAGTACAAGAGTTTGGACAATAAGCAAAAAAAGTTGCTCCGAGAGTATATCAATAATGTTGCTAACACGAATTCACTGCGGGACCATATCAATACTGAGGTTCCAATTGTTAAACAAGAAATCCGAGCGCGCCTAAAGGGGGTTGACGACAAGGTGGTGCGCATCAAGCTAGAAGAAGTGTTGCATCAGTTGGATATGGTGAAGAAAGGCAAGACCGTTCGTGATAACCAAGTCACGGCGCTCATGATTGCATATGAGATCATCAAAGAAATTGATGTTGTTCAGGACGCCTAATGAAAATATCAAACCTCAAAGAGATGATTCGTGAGTTGATTGACGAGATGACGGGCACCGGAGCAGTGTCGGGCTTTGCTACGCCGTATGCTTTTTCGGGCGAAGGCGCCCCGACGAGCAAGAAAAAGAAGAAGGGCGCACGCAGCAAGCCGACGAACGAATCTGTCAAAACTACAATCAGCGAGGGTAATATCGACTTGTTTTACATGTCTCGAAACAGAGCAGAAGCATTGGTGAAGATACTGCAATATAATGGATATGAGGCTAGCCTTAGTAGCAAGGGAATCAACCCAAGTTCGCGACAGTTAAGTACTAATGCAAGTTACGATGATGTAAAACAAGCACTTCATCAAGTTTTTAGTAAATTGAGTGAAGCCGGCAAGGCCAAAGAAACCGAACATACCGGCGCAAAGAAAGGCAAGGGTGCGTTCTATGGCCGCAAAGCAGATGCAAAGAAAGATAGTAACCGCGTTCGCCGAGAAACTGACAAGAAGGCTGTGCAAGAAGGTGGTGATCCATACTACGCATGGCGCAATGACGAAACTGCGTCACCCCGAATGAAGATCGGTAAGGCAATATCGGAAATCAACAAGCAATTGCATGAAGTGGAACAAGTCATTAAACGAAGTGCACGCCTCAAGAAAGAAATGGGCGTTCCTAATAGCGGTTTGTGGCAACGAACTAATAACGCATTCCTGAAAATGGAAGGGCGGATTAATCGCATCGCGGCGACTGTCCGAAACATGAGGGGCTAATATGAGTGGAATACTTACAGTTGTTGGTGAAACCGCATTATCTGCTGCATTAGCGACCGTCACGGCCAGTGCCATCACACAAATTGGTGGATATCAAACATTCGGTTCCCGCAGTTGGAACACAGGACAGATTGAGACGCGAACCAAAACATTCGCGTTCCCAACTGCTCTTGTTGCTACGCCGGGCACCTTTGCGGTTACCACTGCTCCCGTCACCGGCTCGGTTCATAGCGGCGGAACATTTACCGCATCGTTTGCACTGACCGCTTCGGGAAATTGGGAGACCGCCTCCGGTTCAGTCGGCACCGCATCGATCACCGTGCCAGTATACATTGATGCTGCACTTGGCAATACAGTCTATGCCCTAACGCAAAGTTTCACTCTACTCAGCGGCTCAGTCGAATCTGGTTCTGCGTCGATCACCGTATCAGGCATCGCATCACCCGACAATGGCCAATTCTTTGGAATTGCCTATGGGGCTACTGCGGTTGCTTCGGCGAGCTTGGCCGCATCATACTCTCTCAGCCCAGTGCAGTTAAAGGCAACGAGCGTTGTCTATACGAATAGATTTCTGTATGAACTTATAGCGGGACCAGATGACGCGCGCATATTTCGAATTCTGCACAACTAACAAGAGGATGACCATGACACAACTATTGCACGGCTATACGCCATTGCACTTCAATCGTCAATTCATTACTGAGGCAATTTCTAAGGGTGGTCCAGTAGTATTGCGGGATGTGGTGCTGCAGCGAGCCAACGCAAAGAATCAGAACGGACGCATCTATCCTCTTTCAATTCTTCAGCGTGAGGCACAGAAGTATACCGACTTTATCCGTGATCGTAGGGCGCTCGGTGAGCTCGATCATCCTGACAGTCCTGTTGTCAACTTGAAGAATGTATCGCATAACATTACTGAGATGCATTTTGATGGTGAGAATCTTATGGGCACCCTGGAAATCTTGTCTACGCCGTCGGGCAACATCTTGAAAGAGCTGTTGAAGAACGACATTCGTTTGGGCGTGTCAAGCCGTGGGCTTGGCTCAATCAAAGAACTTGGAGAAGATACGGTAGAAGTTCAAGAGGATTTCAGTCTCATCTGTTTTGATGTGGTGAGCAACCCATCAACGCAAGGCGCATTCATCAATGAGTCCATCATTCCCACAAAGCGCAATCCGTGGGCACGAGTAGATACACTTATCCATGACTTTTTGGTGGAGATTCGGTAATGTTCGACCTCAAAAAGTTTCTCACTGAGAACAAGCATGTTCTCAATGAAGATGGCACATCACCAATTCATGTGCGTGATATGATGCAGCGTTTGCAAAAGGTTGAGGATATACTCAGCACAGTAGAAGAAGAAATTCGAGCTATTCCAAGAAATAAAATGGAGCCGTTCAATCCTAATCTTCTTCTTCGACCCTTGATAGATGCATCCGAAAAAGTCAAAATTGCGCGATTGAACATGTCGAATTGGTTTAGTCAAGTGAGGAAACAATAATGCCAGCAAAAAGCCAAGCACAGCAAAAGTTCATGGGCATGGTTCATGCTACACAGAAAGGTGCGAAGCCGGCCAGTCCTGCGGTTGCCAAGGCAGCCGGGTCGATGAAGAAGAAGTCGGCAACGGACTTCGCCGCAACGCCTCGCAAGGGCTTGCCAGCGCACGTCAAGAAAGAAGCAGCCATACAAGAGGGTCTGAACAAAAGCACGGCAGCACAGCAGCTTATGAGAGCTATTCCTGAAGTGAAAGATGCGCACGCTCATCATGCCGCTATATTTACCAATCCTAAGAAATATCATGCTATAGTTTCTGATGGACTACAACAAGCAAAGATAGTTGCTGCTATTTCTAATGGTCTTGCTAAAGGAACGCCTGTTCGGCGAATGGTTCAAAAGTTGACCGATTTGACGATGCAGGCCATTGATACGTACAACAGTGAATTGGCCGAGTTTCTAGGGGACATCATTGAAGGTTCCTATCGAGCGCAGTCCGAGGCCCAGGAGCCGCCCGTTAAAGAAGTCAAGAATGTCAAGAAAGAAGCCGTCATCGCTGAGGCAGATACTCAAGTTTTTGCCGTCCATATTCCAGCAAACATCTATGATGGTAAATACTACGACCATCGCACGGTACGATATTATGTTCCAACATCAGTAGCAACAAACGAGAAAGAAGCAATCGCGTGGGTCAATTCTCATAAGAAAGAGGTTCTTGCTAAGCTTGACAAGATGCGCGCCGCCGGCGGAGCAAAACGATATGTTGCGTTGCCCATTGAGAAGAACGTGTTTTTCAAGAGCACATATCATGTAAAGCCCACTACTGTTGGAAATTTCAAGGAGAACGCTGTCAAGAAAGAAGCCGCTGGATCATATATATCGTATGCCTTGACGCTGGATCAAGCATGGCGGGACTTCAAGCGCGAGATTCTTCCGTCAATCAAAATGCAATATGAGAAGAATAAAATTCCCGATAAGCCCGCGCGCAGAGAAGCATGGAACGACTACATAAATATGTTGGCAAGGAGTGGGGCCATTTCCGACAAAGATGCAGCAACATGGACGCACCCACGCGGCCTAGAAACCGAGGAGAGAAATAACATGAAAGGACCACAACTCGCAAAACTTCGTGAATACATCCGTCGTCAGGTGACCGAAGTTCTACAGGAACGCAAGCTCCGTGAAGCCGGTAATCTCGCCAACTTCAAGGGCAAGCAAGCAAAGCCGTTTGGGAAGAAGAAAGTAACAGAACGCAAGAAGAATTAATTGATTGCAGGAATACCAAAGTAAACGGAGAAAGATATGCCACAGAATCCAGCGGCAGGGAAGGGCGCAAACCGCTATTCACAAAAAGTACGAAGTGCCACGGACTCGGTAGAATCCAATGATGTACAGGATTTTGACCGCGGCGGCTATGCCGGCGAACGACACATTGATGCTGAGCCGCAGATGGGAGTAAATCCAGTTTCGGTGATCGCCAATTACTCTCGTCTCGGCGAAAGCCTTCGAGATGCGGGCAACTTCCGCAAGATCGCAACCGAGATTGCGCGAATTGCCGAACTCGCCGAATCCACCGTCATGCAAGAAGCCGGTGATTGGTTTGATAAGCATACTATCTCTCGCAACATGAGCGAACTCAAAAAGTATGCGGGACAGTTTAATAAGATTGCCGAAGATTTAGATGTAATGCACCAACGGGCATCAGCACTTTATGACGACATGGGAAATGTTTTGACTCGGTATTTCGAGTTGGCAGGTCCAAAGGACGAAGACCTCTCCAATCTCGGGGATAAGAAACAGGAACCATTCAGCAGCTCGAATCAGCCCAAGGAAGAGTTAGAGCCTGATGAGGAAGAACCCGTAGAGGAAGCCACTCGTATGCAGAAGCTCGCTAGCGCCGGAGCAAACCTTCGTGCGCTCAGAAAGAGTTTGGCAAGAAAGCATGGTGCAGCAAAAGCTGGTAAGAAGGTCGCCAAGTTGGCTTACGCAGGAGCGCGCTCGGGAATGTTTAAAGAAGCTACGCCCGGCGCCGAAGGACAGGCCGCCGCCCGATTGGATGACCTTGCACGAAAGATCGGCGCGCCGGTTCGCCGAGCTGGAGAAGAGTATGAGGATTATGTGGATCGCATTCGAAAAGCCGCAGCAGAGAAGCAGAAGGGAGTGCAAAGCCGTTCGGAGCTCCGTCGGCAAGCCGTTCAGCGAGGCAAGCCCACGCCGACGTTTGAGTCAAAGAAAGAAGGTCTCCGAGAAGCAGACACAGGTCCGTCAAGAATGGATATTCTCAGTGCAGCAAGAAAGTTCATATCGGGTAATCCCAACGCAACGAGAATGGATTTGTTTAAGCATCTCCAAAAAACATTTGGTTCAACTGTAGATGATGGACTATTACGATTGGCTACGCTTCGGTCAACAATGAAAGAAGCAAAGTCATCAAAGAAGAGCGCCCGGTCCCGGAAGAACCAAGGGTATATTCATCGAGAACCAAAGCTTCGTCAAACGGAACCGCAAGAAACCGAGGGTGCAGCAAAGCGGTTAGCATTGAAAATGGGCTTTGGTCGCAATGGCTATTACATCATGCGAACGCCAACGGGTGTGGTTGCGGTTGAGTATGCACACGAGAGCGTCATTCCCGAGGCCAATCCGGCACCATCCACGCCGCAGTACTCGAACGTTCTCAAGGCGGTCGAGCACGCTGCGCAGTACGGGGATGCCGTCAGCAGTGGGGATGTTGCTCGCACGCTGGGCGTCAAGCCTGCCGATGCCAAGACAGCACTCGATGCATTGGTGCGGTCTGGAAAGTTGGCGTGGGTCGGTCGAGATGCCTATGAACTAGCGGTCATCCCCGAAGTCAATCCGGCACCATCGGACTATCAGGCACACAAGTCGGTCAAAACGCCCGCAGCACTCGCTCGTGGTCAGACTGGTTTGACGCACGCCCGAGCCAAGGACATTCTCCGCAAGTCAGGAGCAAAGACAGTCGGCGAAGCCATGTTGGCACTGAAGGCTGTACGAAAGTAATGTCAAAGATTGAGCGTATTTTTGAATTGGTGGGAAAACTGCCCACCATTCAAACACGAATAGCGGTTACGCTCCTAATTTGGCAAGGTACAGCAATTTGGGTTTGGGCCGGCGGCGACCTCCAAGCTGAGTTTGCCGCACTGATTGCAATTATGAGCGGCGTAGATGCAGCTGCATATCATAGCAAGCGTGCTACATTCAAACCGGGCACAGTCAGTGTTCAGAACGGAAACGTTGCTCAGGACGAAATACCAAATAAGGAAGAAAAGGGCTAATCTGTAATCACGCAGATAGTTATAGAAAGACTCCATAGAGAAAGTGAAGGTTTATATGTCGTATGTAGAAGTGAAGGGCACCACCCAAGAAGCTCTTGACCGAGCAATGGCAGAGTTTAAAAATAAAGTTAAGCGCGCAGATATTTTTCAAGATTTGAAACGACATGAATATCATGTTAAGCCGTCTGTACGGCGCAAGTTAAAACAGCAAGAAGCGTTTAAACGCCGAAGGAGAGAAGAAAATGCGAGAATCAAGAGTAAGGGAGATCGTTCGAGAAGAAGTCCGCAAAGCACTAAAGGAGAGCGGAGTCTCACTGAATGAGTCTGCTCCCAAGCGCGGTGATAAGGTAGATACACCGCATGGTATTGGTCATGTTCTATCGTTGTCGCATCCAAACGTACGCATTCAACTAGCTTCTGGTGCAGTTGTCAGCGTGAATCGTAGTCGTTGCGTTGTTAAGAACTAAGTGTATATCAAGTAGTTACGGTTGCTTTTTCATGCGTTTTGAAAATGAACCCACTACTTAATAATAGTGAAATACACCTTCTATAAGGTGTTATGCGCAAAATAAATCCATCCGTAGGGACTCTCAATAGTTCCTGAACAACAGGAAATCACATGGCAAAAAAGGACAAGCTACTCCGAGACGCCATTGCTGACGCAAAGGCCGTCCGAGAGACAGCACTTGCTAACGCGAAGGCCGCTTTGGAAGAGGCATTTACGCCGCATCTAACTTCGATGCTGTCAAACAGACTAAAGAACGAAGCTGATGACGAGATGAATATGGACGATGAAGATGATCTCGAAGAGATCAATGATCCAGTCAAGGGCGATGCTCATGGTTCTGATGACGGCGGCGAGACTGATGTCGATGCTGTTGAGAAGTCTTCATTCGTTCAGGAAGAAGTGGACGATACCGCAGAAACTGATGCAGAACAACTAAAGTCTTCAGGCATCGCAACACGAGCAACTCAGAAGTACGGTACAACCGATACTAAAGAGCCAGCAGCGAATGTTCGAGATTCTTCTGACATTGAAAACGCAGGATTAGAGCAGCCAGCAGGCCGTAAGGTATCTGAGGGTGCTTTTGATGGCGATGAAGAGGAAGATGACTTTGGTGGCGAAGAACTCGGTGGCGAAGAAGAGACACTCGATACCGAAGATGCTGGAATTGAAGGATTGGAAGGTGAAGAAGATGATGAAGAAGGTCGGGACCTTGATCTCGAAACCATCATCCGTGAGCTTGAAGCGGACATCACCGACGAGCCCGAAGAGGATGAAGAGCCTCTCGATATTGCCGGCGAAGCAGAAGGAGAAGTAGGCTTGCCAGGCATCGAGGGTGAGGAAGGTGAGGAAGAGGAAGAACCTGTCATGGAAGATGCAGCAGACGGACACGGTGCAGATGAAGGTGGTGAAGAGAAGGCTGGTGCTATTGAAAAGTCTTCATTCACCGCTGGCACGAAGAAGCAAACTGGTCCGATCTCCGAAGCAGAAGGTGAGGAAGAGGAAGATGAAATCGACCTCGAAGAAATTCTGCGAGAGATTGAGGACGAAGAAAAGGATGATGAACTTGAAACTCAAGTCACATCGCTCCGAAGTGAGCTGAAGGAATACCGGGACGCTGTTAAATACCTGCGTAGTAAGCTCAATGAAGTGAATCTACTTAACGCGAAGTTGCTCTACACGAACAAATTGTTCAAGTCGTACAATATGGACGTTCGTCAGAAGATGCGTGTTGTAGAGAACTTTGACAGAGCAACAACCATTCGCGAAGCAAAGTTGGTATTTTCAACACTCGCGGAAGCATTCCGAGGTAAGCCGGTTTCGCGTAAGCGATCCATTACCGAGGGACTAGCATCACGAGTTGCGGGTAGCACGAAGCCACGTAGTAAGCCGAAGTCGGAATCAACAATTCCATCCACGCCGACTATTTTGGCAGAAGGCGCTGATCTCGCAGCACGATTCAAGAAGCTAGCAGGTATTAAATAACCCATTAACTTTTGGAGAAATAACACTATGAGTGGTATTAACATCCGCCAGTTGATGGCTGAAGCCCAGACGCCTCAGCGAGCGCTCCTAGAGCAGACTCGTGGTTTGGTTAGCAAGTGGACCCCAACAGGACTACTTGAGGGACTAGACGGCGAAGCACAGCGTCATGGTATGGCTGTTCTCTTAGAGAACCAAGCCCGTCAGCTCATCGACGAGAGCACAACGACTAATCCGAGCTCCGCTGGTATCGGTATCGGTACGGCAGGATCGGGCGAACAGTGGGCAGGCGTAGCCCTTCCATTGGTTCGAAAGGTCTTTGGGGAAATCGCAGCTAAGGAGTTCGTCAGCATTCAGCCGATGAACCTTCCTTCCGGCCTGATTTTCTTCATGGACTTCAAGTACGGTGGTCTAGCATCCGGTGCAAAGCCTGGTCGCGCGACCTCTGATTCCGTCTTTGGTATTACCAAGACGAGCAGCAAGGGAGCAATGTTCCCATCCGCATCGGTCGTCCCACAGGGCGGTCTATACGGCGACGGTAAGTTCGGCTATTCGATCAACGATCAGGAACTTACCATTATTGGCACTGCATTGTCGGGTTCGACTGGAACGACAGCAGCCGGCGCAGGCACACCGCTTGATTCGGCTTCGGTCAACTATAACGAACTCATCACCAACCCAGCAGCAGGTACATTTGCAACGAACCTGATGGCATATCAAGTTTCGATGAGCGCATTTACTCGTCCTGACTTTGAAGGTATCCGCGCATTCGTTCCTGGTACTGGATCAGTCTCCGCGGGCTTTACCGCATTGACTGGTTGGTTGCCTGAATTCACGCATATCAGTTCCTCACAGGGCGTTGATTGGGTGACTTTCATCGCAGATTTGGGACAGGCATTGTCCAGTGTCGTTTATCACCGTCAGCCGACGGACTCCACTCGTGGAGACTTCGAAGATACACGCTCCGAAGTTGTTGATGATGCAGGTACAGCACAGGCTTCGTTGGGTATTCCGCAGATTGACTTGGAACTTCGTTCCATTCCAATCGTTGCAAAGACCCGTAAGTTGAAGGCTGTCTGGACGCCAGAATTGGCACAAGACCTTAACGCTTACCACAGCATCGACGCTGAGGCCGAGCTAACGGCAATGTTGAGCGAGTATATCTCACTCGAAATTGACCTTGAGATTTTGGACATGCTGATGATCAACGCACAAACGACTGATTTCTGGTCAACCACAATTGGTGAAGTATTCACTAATGGTGTGTTCGCAGCAAGTTCAACACTTGCTGGTCAAGCATGGACGAACCAGACATGGTTTGAAACGCTTGGTCAGAAGATTCAGAAGGTCAGCAACAAGATTCACCAGCTAACCATGCGTGGTGGAGCAAACTTCCTAGTCTGCTCGCCGGACGTGTCCACGATTCTTGAAACCATTCCTGGTTTCACGGTCGAGACTGACGGTGACAAGATGAAGTATGCAGCAGGCGTGACTCAGATCGGTTCCTTCCAGAACCGCTATACGGTCTACAAGAACCCGTATATGTTGACGAACGTCATCCTTCTTGGCTACAAGGGAGCAAACTTCCTAGAGACCGGTGCTGTATATGCGCCATATGTTCCTCTCGTAATGACTCCGCTTGTCTACGATCCTGACAACTTTACTCCGCGCAGGGGCGTTCTAACCCGCTACGCGAAGAAGATTGTCCGACCGGAATTCTACGGTAAGATTTTGGTTAAGGGAATTTCCCTCCTATAATCTGATCGAAAGTAATCTGTAATGAGGAAGCTCAGTCAGAAATGACTGGGCTTTTTCATGCTAATACGAACTATGTATAGGTGTGGTCATTTCAAGAGGTAGTTTTATGAGCTGTGGCATCTATTATATTAGAAACACCAAAAGCAAGAAATTCTACATCGGATCGGCCAATGATGTGCAGCATCGTTGGTATACTCATAAATGGAAACTTAATACCAATGCTCATGATAATCCTCATCTTCAAGCAGCATGGAACAAATATGGAAAAGATGCATTTAGTGTGGAGTGTATAGAACAATGTTCTCGAACCAAACTTTTACTAATAGAACAACAGCATTTGGATAAATGGTGGGTTTCGGGACTTCTATATAACATCAACCCAACAGCGGATGCACCACCTAATATGATGGGGATTCCTCATGCTATTGAGCACAAGAAACATATAGGAGATGCGCATCGAGGCCGCCCTAAAACGGAAACTCACAAGAAAAATCTATCCAAAGCAATCCAAGCATGGTTTCAATCTCCAAAAAATAAACAAAAGTTTCGTAGGGCGCTCGTTCTCCACTATAAAACTCATCCAGATCAGTTGAAGCGATTGCAAACTCAACGACTGGGGTGTGTTTGTTCATCGGAAGTGCGAGAGAACTATAAACGAACTAGAGTTCGCGGCTCTAGCCATGTCAACTCCAAACTTACTGAAAAACAAGTTGTCAGCATACGAGAAGAATATGTTCCGTTCAAGTTTGGACTTCAACGATTAGCAAAGAAGTATGGAGTAGACAGAAAAACCATATTGAGTATTCTGCAACGAAAATCGTGGACTCACGTATAGATGCTTAATCGCATAATGCTTTCTCACTATTCGCACTACTTATAGCAGACGATTTAGCAACAACATTTTGAGGATACTACTATGTCTTTCCACTCTGGCTCATATCTCGCTACTCGCATCATTAGCGGCAGCGTTACGGAATACACTGCATCGGAAAACACCACAGGCTTCTATGTTGAGTGTATTGGTGGTGGCGGTGGTGGTGGAAACGCCGGCGCATTGCCATCAGCAGGTGGCGGAGGCGGCGGAGGCGCGTATGCAGCCGCATTCAAGGATTGCACCACGCCTTTGCACGGAGCCCCGCTATCGGGCACGCAGTTTGTGTTCACTGTAGCAGTTGGCGCAGCAGGCGCCGCAGGCGCTCGAGGCGGTGTCACTTTGATCGCAACTGGTTCTGTCGTCATTTGCGCAGCGAGTGGTGGTGCGGCCGGTGATACGGCAGCAGCAAGCATCGCAGCTGGCGGCGGAGCAGGTGGCGTTGGCCACTCAGGATCGTTGCAGTTGACTGGCGCACCGGGAACTGCAGGATTGGTCGTGGAGTACGGCAAGGCACAAGCCAACACCATCCGCAAAGGCGGTTTCGTAGTGAAAGCTGGTCTTGGTGGCGCGGCCGCACAGTCCGTAGCAGGGTCTGCATTTGGTTCGGGTGGCAGCGGCGGCATCAACAGCGCAGGCGGAGCTACAGGTGTGGCGGGATTCATTCGCATCACCGAATACTCGAGCGGATCACAGGCATAATACTTGATTGGGTTGAGTTGATGAACGAGGAGGCATTACGTCTCCTCGTTTTCATGCTAACCGGTTGTAGGACGAAGGTATAGACTACTTATAGTCAGTTGTAGAATCCGTATGCTTATGAGGTCCCAGCATGGCAGAACCAGTCGTATGGAAGGGTAGGGGTGAGAATCCGGTCGGACTGACACCGTTTTCATTCTACGATAACGACGAACGGTTTGTTCAGGATGCGCCTAAAGTTGCTGACTGGTGCGCCCGCAAACTCGGCTTTCCCACTCTTGATGTAGAGCTTGTTGACAAACACTTTTACGCCTGTTTTGAGGAAGCAATCACCGAGTATGCGCATCAGGTAAATCAGTTCAATGTGCGAGAACACATGTTCAACCTTCAAGGTCGGTCACTAGATCAGAACCTTACGGGCAAGAACATCATTGCTTCTCCGCTCCCTCGCATCACTATCATTTCTGAG